TCAATTGTATGTCCCAATAGCTCCATATCAATGCCATTTGCTTTTGCAAATGAATACAACGCACTAGTATCTTTAGGAAAACACATTCCGTCAAATCCTAAACCATCTTGTCCTGGAACTTTCATATGCGTAGATCCAATACGAGAGTCTAGCTTCATTAGTGAAGAAATGTTATTATAATCTATTTCAAGTTTACTACATAGTATAAACAATTCGTTCATGAAAACAATTTTAGTTGCGAGAAAAGTATTGATTCCATATTTCATCAATGCTGCTTCCTCAATTGTAACACGGGCAACACTAATTAAATTTCGCTGTCCAATACGAATAATACTTTCTGCCTTATCCATATGTGCGCTGTTAGATCCACCTATGACTGCAAATTTACCATACTGGTAATCTTGTTTCGCATTTGCAGCAGTTAAAAATTCTGGGGCATGGATCAAATTTGGATACTGTTTTGATAACTTAGTATACACCGTAGGTGGTGCAGTACATTTACTAATAATTGGATTGGTGTAATCTTTTAAATTTTCTAATACTTCTTCCAAAATTGAAGTATTGCACACTCCATCAAAACTCATAGGAGTCGGTACACTTACAAAAATGCCATCGCATTCTTTCAATTCCGCATATGTGTGCGTAGATTTTGTTAGGTCTTTATCTACGATGCGAAGTTCGCAGGGCATATTTTGTGCAATTGCCCCACCAACAAAACCTAGCCCAACGATACCTACTTTAGTTACATTTTCATTTAGCATAATTACTCCTTAAAGACATAACAGCGCCCTAGGGCGCCGTCACTCACGTTCATTGTCTATTATTTATGCCGCCAATTCTTTGATCTCTGTAATCGTAAGATCTTCTTCCTGCACTTTATGCGCAACAACTTTAATCGGCTTAGACTTTGCGGCAGACTTTGCTACTGCCTTTACTGCCTTAGTGTTTGCTTTAGCCTGTACAATTGGCGTACCGTTTTTCTTACCCATTGTCTCTGTAATAAGATTAACATCACCTGCAAATACTCCACCTAGATCAAGCAGATACTGACAAGCTTCTGCCTTGGTCATAGCATTTGGTAACTGGACAAGCTCCAGGGGAGAATGGCCGCCCTTCGCAAGCAGTTTAGTACGAGAAACAATGTCGTTCGCAAAACGAACTTTGGTAATACCATTTTGAGTAGAAACACCGGCAACTGTGAATTTAGACATAATTTAAATCTCCATAATAAAATAATAACATCAATTTTTTAACACCACAACATAATTATATAGCCGTTCGGATAGAAAGTCAAGCATTTGATTCATCTTTTTGGATAAATTGTTTAACTTTGTCGGAATGGCTACATTTTCTACGGAATTGATATCCCGTACAATTACAGGACACCGTTCCGTTTACCGATATTACCATATATGTCTTACCGGTTGATTTGGAGTTGACCTGAAATATTCGTTCACTTGTTCTAGATTCTGAGAACGTATGACCTACAATAAATTTTTTATGAATAACAGAAGTAGGGTGATTCGGGTCACCGGTAAAAACACAGACGTAGTCGGTATCTACCCATTTTGGGTTCGGCACCACCTTGCCTGTAAATGTTACAAATTTGTAATCCTCTCCAAGAAGCACCGACCGCATCTTAGTTTGAATTGCTACCGATTGTCCTATCACAAAGTTCATATCTGCTCCTTCACTATACCTCTATTATAGCATATTTTGGACAAGAAGTCAAGCACTATTTTTAGCCAAAATAATACCCCAGAATGTTTCTCTAGGGTATTATTAACAGATTGTTATTTTTCTTCTTCGATTGTGTCTTCTGTGGGTATGTCAATTACTCCATTTGTTTCAAAGAACTCTAGCGTTTCCAAAATTCCTTTTTGATATCCGTATGCTTTGCAACAATAGCAAGCTAACAACATCAATCCTATTTGTATGAGATCATACAACGAAAAAATCAGTTCTCCCATATTTTACTCCTAGTTAACTACATTTTTAATCCCTATTTTCTAGATCATCATACACGAACCAATCTTCTTGGCGCTGTCTTAAATTTTTAAATTGATTGTGCTCTGTTAAAAATTTAGCGACTAAACTTTCTTGCAGTCCATATGCTTCGAACTCCCAAGGTTGATCCCAATAGGACACGTCATCCTCATATGTTTCGCCTCTCCAAACAGTAATATATTTAGTTTTTCTTATCTTACCCTTCATTTCACCACTGGCCCATTGTTTAAGATGAACCATTTCATGTGCAAGTGCGGTAAACATATGAATCTTTTTTCTTGTTCTATGAATCTCTACTAAAAATTTTCTAGGTATCGGTAAATCATCTGCAATAGTACAATATGCACCCGCGGATAACTTATCACATATATGCACTTCCAGTGTTATATGTTTTATCATTTGCGGGGTTAGTAACTTATGTGCGAAGGAATCTGCCGCCATCCTTAGCATTTTTGTTAATTTTCGATCTTTTGCCCCTAGTATAGTAAGATTCATATTGCGCCTTTCGAATATGCTATCTTTTATTTATTTAGTATTTTTAAGGATTTCTTGCCATATCATATCATTTTTAAATTTTTCCGATACCTCAGATCCCTGAGTATCTTCGACATAACTAATTTTTTTACCCATTGGTATAATATCCTTAATACTTATAGCAATCGGGCTATCTAATTGCACTAATACTTCGGTTTCCGCATTTTGCAACCTAGTAGAAGACAACCTAGTACTTTTTAAAGATTTCATAATCTAATCTTTGAAAAATCGCGCTTGTTGGCTGTAAATATATCTTTATTTGCCTGCATGCTATCTCTAGACTGCGGTGGCTTATCATATTTAGGTAAAGATTGTCTTTGCGGATTTCCAGAATCTGAAATATTTTTCTGTGCAGATTCTTCGAGATCATATAACTTCATCTTTGCTCGATCAACACCAATTACAAATCTTTTATTTAGTGTAGGATCATTGTATCTATTCTTCAACTGCTTAACCATAAGTTGATTCATCTTTTCAAGATCTTCTGTAGAAATTAGCGCAAACATAAAATCAACCGTTGCAGGCAAACCAAATGATTCTGAAGTGTCCGTTAGCTCTACATCTGTATTTCCAAAACCAGTTCTTGTAGTTTGTGTTGCACTTAGAATAGGTACATTTTCCTCAACTGCTAGACCTCTAAGCTCTTCTGCGATCGATTTAACTAACGTATAGGAATTAACGCCTGCGCTTGCTTTTAATCTTGAACTTGCGCAAATATTCAGATAGTCGATAATAATAAGATCGGGTTTAAATTGCCGTTTTAGCTGTAGCTCATTTAATAAGGATTTAAAATGTCCAACGTGTGCACCTGTAGTAGGATATTCTTTAATAATCAAATTGCCCTGCGTTTTACCTTTGATCTTATCCATTCTATTATCAAATAAGGCTTTAGGTAATTCTTTTAATTGATCCATTGTAATGTTCATCAAATTCGCATCAACACGTTCCGCAATTCTTTCTTCTGCCATTTCTAGTGTAATATACAGAACATTTCTGCCTTGACTTAGGGCAGCTGCTGCTACGTGGCACATGAATAAACTTTTACCCACACCGGTTCCAGCTAAGACCACATTTAATGTTTTATTCGGCATTCCGCCGTTAGTGATCTTGTTAAAATATTCTAAATCAAAAGGTATACGAGATTCGACTTTATGATAAAACTCATATCGCTTATCCGCATTCAAAATATAGTCATGCCCTACATTATTATCAAAACATACACCTAGTGCATCTTGCAATAAAGAAGGGATTCCATCTTCAGATTTAGATTTGTCTCTGCCGTCTAAAATAGCAACCGAAGTTAAAATTGCATTATAAACTGCCTTATCCTTACAGAATTTTTCTGTTTCTTTATACAACCAGTCTTTGTTATGATCAGTTGCTTCTAATTGCTGAACATAATTAAAAACATCTGAATATTGATCCTCATTTAAATTTTTATCATTCTGTATCGAAATAACTAATGCATCTTTGGAAGGTAAAGAATTGTAATCATCAATGTACGCAGTAATTTTGTCGTAAATAATTTTATCATTTGTATCTAAAAAATAATCCCGCTTCAAAAACGGGATTACCTTCCTCATGTATTCATCATCATGTATTAAGTTTTGCAGTATTACTGTTTCGATTTTCGTGCTCATTCATAGCCTTTACTAAAATGTCTTGGATAATAAAAGATAGAGTATCATTGAATTCTTGACTTTCAGTAACTTCTTCTATAGGTAATAGAGAATAAATAATGTCATAGTCTACAGATACACTATCATCTTCTGTCATTTTAACATCATTTATCGCAAGAGCCAATTCATTAAATTTTCCCTCAAGAATTCTAACTCCCCAATATTCTTTATCCTCTTTTACTAATTGCCAAGGTTCATACTTCACTTGCATTTGTAAACTCCTCTTCTAAATCAACATCATCAAACGAGCTAGACATCAGATCGCCTGTAGCCATTTGATAACGATTTTCAATAAAGTCTCTAAAATCTTTGGAGGTCAATACCGGCATCCAAAATTCTTTTGTGTATGTATCTGCTTTGCGATATTTCTTTTCTTCACCTTTAAGAGAATACCAACCATTTGAGGGTTTAACTACAAATCCGCCCTCCAATGCCACATCCAAAAGACCAGACCACTTACTAATTCCACCTTCATACAGTACTTCTACTGGGATTTTAGATTTTTCTCGTACAAATCTAGATTTCTCAACATTGATGATAAAATTGTACCCTGTAATTTCAGTACCATCTTTCTCCTGCTGCCGCCCAATAATAAAGATATTATCCGCCGAATAATATATTCCTGTGCCACCGGAAACGATCTGCTTAGGATATAAACCAATCTCAGCATACGTATGATTTACAACCACCATAGGAATATCTTTAATAGTCAAATGCGGTGTAATCATTCGGAACAAAGATTTCATCTGTTTTGCTCGAGTCATATCCGCGACAGACTTTCCTTCCAACGCATCATCAACTTCTTTCTTAGAAGCAAGATTGCCAACTGAATCTACAACGATGATAATATGATCACCTCTTTCAAGATTGTTAATCTGAGACATGATATCAAACTTTAGCTGTTCAATGTCGGTAATTGGAGTATGTAGAACTCGGGAGGTGTCAATACCGAAAGAATCAAAGTAAGACTGAGGACTACCAAACTCAGAATCATAAAACAGTACAACAGCATCTTCATATTTGTCCAAGTAAGATTTTGCCAACAACAAAGAGAACGCAGTTTTAAAATGCTTAGATGGCCCTGCAAACACAGTTAATCCTGGAGTCAACCCGCCCTCTAAACTTCCCGAAAGGGCAACATTCACCATAGGAACAGATGTTTGGATCATATCCTTTTTACCAAAAAATTTGGATTTATTTAATACTTCAGTTTCTTTAATTGTAGAATTCTTTTTCAATTTTTCAAGTAACGACATATAAACTCCTTATAATACTACATTATATATTCTAAATTTGCGCTTGTCTATACTATCTGCACTAAAACAAAGAGCGCGGTTACCAAAGCCGTTTTTAATTTCATATCAGAAGAAACCTCATCCAACGATTCCATTCTTGCCATATCTTCGATCAACTCCACATATTCATCTTTCGAAATGGTTTTAGCATTATATTGCTCCTGTAATTCTAATGCAATTTTAGCCTTTTCTTCTGCCCAAGGCTGTCCGCATTTTGCAATTTCCTTTAAGTCCATTTAAAATCTCCCATGTATAGTTTCTGCTATCAATTTTGCTTGAGCCGACAATACTTTCTTTTTCAAGTTGCAATAAGTTTCACTACCTTCTTTTTCTTTACTTCGAGTATAAAAATCCCCCAAAGTTTCGGACATAGGATTTAACAATTTTAATACATCTTTGGTTTGTTTACTTTCGGAGTATAATATAAACCACTCGATCTTACTTTGTATTTTTTCAATTTGTGGTAAATGCGGTTGAGTACAATTTAAATGATTAATTTCTTGTCGTATATCTATGCTTATTTTACTTTGGTTATCGTCCCAGAAACTAGGAACTTTATCTTTAATCGATGTGCAACCAATTAAAGATATACTTAAAAATAGTGTAATAAGTGTTTTCATTTATTGTATTCCCGTCCATTCTGCCAAATTTGGTGCGATCGTTTCAACAGAATCATCTTTCAATTTTGGATGAAAATTTAACCCCGTTTTTTGTTCAACTGCTCTAACAGTTGTAGCATACTTAGGCAAATCTTTTACAGGCAAAGGAGCATTAGGGAAGTCAAATGCGATTGCTTTATTAGTTTTCGCATCAATAATTACCTTCCATAGTCCTGTTGGTACACCTACTTCACCTTTACCAATTTTAAGATATTCGGCAGAATATGTCGTTCCGCTAACTACATAAATGTCCTTTCCTTCTCTTACCCAAGTACGTACTGCGGTTTCCAATTGTTTCCAAATGCCTCTATTGTGATTTGGAACTTGCGGTACCATATTGCTAAGAAAGAAACTTTCGCTCATGTAAATATCATTTGCGTTGTTATCTGCTCCTGGGGATAAATGTCCTCTGTCATATGGTTGCCCCGCATAATCGGATAATACACTTCTATGTTTTTCGGGCAATTCTAAGTCCGGTCTAAAATCATCTTTACGTTTAGCAGGCCCAGTAATGTTTGCCAATGTAATATGTTCTACAACATACTCGGCAGTCTTAGTATTGTATCTATAATGAATAGCATAATTCTTTTTGCATAAGTATTGAGTCTCTGTTAGTTTACTAACAGGTGCGCCGTTGAAAACAAATTGCGGGCACTTATCGTCGATAGGGTTTGCTAATACTGCAAATGGTAATAGCAAAAGTAAAAATAGTTTTTTCATCCAAATAATCCTTCTAGCGTTGCTTGTGGTTTTGCGGTCCAACCAATACCATTTAAAATTGTGGTTAAAGGTTCTAGGAAAGATTTCTGAAACATCAAATCATAATCTGAATATTTCTTTAAATCCATTTCAGAAGGTATAACAGTATTAAATGCTATACAATTTTCACCTATAGTATTGGGTTCTTTGAGGTAAATAAATTTGATCTTATCCCCTTCCTTTATACGTTCATATTTTTTACCAAGATCAAACTTGTCAAGATAGAAATTATAAAGAAGTGCGCCACGGACGTGCATGGGTGTCGCATGCTTATATATATTTGATCTGTCGGAGTATTTTCCGAGACCATTCACACCCCGAGGAAATGCAATTAATTCTGGAGCATGTTGTTTATATTCTTTCTCAAAATCCATAATATATTTCTGCACTACTTCCTCATCTTTAGTTAAAATTAATTTAACCGCGCCTCGTAGAGCATCTCGTACAGGTTCAGGCGTAGATGATCTAACAATCTCCAGACCCATAACCTTTAATTTCGGTTCTTTATATTGTACACCCTCATTATTAGAAACATTTAGTGCATATCGCTTCTTTGCAACCCATACGCCAGTTTCGGCAATTGCTTCTCGCTTAAAATTAATCTTAGTATCAAACGCATGCGTGTATCCTGAAATTTCATTGCATACTTTATTAAGTACTTCCTGAATTTTATCTTCGCAGATTTTATCAAGTAATTCTACAATTTTCTCAGATGAGTGATCTTTATAATACTTTTGTACTAGCGGATCTAATGTTATGTAACAGGAGTCTGTATCTGAATAAAAAGAATAGTTAAAATCTTTAGTACCACAAATTTTATTTAAATAGTCGTCCAATGCTTTGCCAACTTTTTGAATAATATATTGCCCCGTAAGGGTAATGCCTTCCGCAATATGGTCATCATAGAATCTAAAATATTCATTTGCCATTGCACCAAACAAAGAATTCATCTGAATCTTACGAGCCATCTGAAAATTATTATATTTGGATATCTCTTTTTGCCAATGTTTATTCTTAGTTACCTCGTATTGAGATTGTGCCTCAAGCATAAGTTTCTTATACTTAGTTCGATCGTCAAATAGCTTCTGAACAATTGCCGGGAATACTCCCTGTTTTTCCTTCGTAAAGCACCTTCCATTTGCCGTCATACAATACTTTTTATCTTCTAGCTCAGACAAGTCGGCTGTACCATTTAGCAACGTCTTCATTTGTACATCATAAAATTTAGGATATGTACTTACCAAAGTCTCAGGTGACATATTATATTGCATAATAATACTAGGATACAGACTTGTCGCATCAAACGATACTACCCAGTTATACTTACCTGGTCTAGGTTCTTGTACATACGCACCAGCAATACTTCTTCCTGTTTTTTCCTGCCGTTGATGAACAACAATATTTTTCTTCCATAGTTCATTATAAAGAATACAATCCCATGTTCTTACTGCAGAGAAAATATCAATATAGTTACACTTTGCATCATACGCCATTGTTAAGATGAGTTCAATTAATTTCATCTTTTCTTCAAGCTCATCTACCAGTTCAACATCTCGAATGTTATACTCTACAAATTTTTGCCAATCATTTTTGTAGAATTCAGTAAATGACGAAAATTCATCATACGATAACTTCTCTTTACCCAGTTCTACTTTTGCGATATGATCTAATTTGTATGATTCCTGATTGGTATAAGTAAACTTTTTATACAGATCAAGGTAATCTAAAATCGCAATACCCAACAATTCAAACGAAATATTTTCTTTCTTCAGTTTAATAATATTTTTTTCTTTAACAACTTTCCAGGGTGAAAGACGTTTCACATAATCTTCTCCTAAAATTCGAGTAATACGGTTACATAGATATGGGATATCAAAAAATTCTACATTCCAACCTGTAATAATATGCGGATGATCTGCTGCAACATAGTCTACAAATTTTTTCAATAAATCTACTTCGTCTTTACATTTAATATACGTGTGTTTTTCTGATTTAACTACATAGTCGTGTAGACCAAAGGACATCAGTTCTTTAGTATTTGCATCTTGAGTTGTGATAACTAACAACTGTTCTTGGGGATTTGCAACATCAGGAAATCCCAATTCGGCGGAAGTTTCAATATCCAATGACCAGATTTTAATTTGACTTATATCGAATTCAATTTCATCCGAGAAGTTTTCCGTAATATACTGATAACCGTAGTTAGTGTTACCAAATATCGGAAAATTTTCTACTTCTTTATATTTACTTACGTAGTCTTTTGCATCATTAATACTATCAAATTGAACCGGTTCTAAGTTCTGCCCATACAGCGATTTATACTTTGCTTCATTTTTAGATTTGACAAATAGTTTCGGCTTAAACGGAATTCTATCCTGAACCCGCTTTCCATTGTTAATACCCCGAACCAAAATATTATTACCATACTGATTCACACTAGTGTAGAACTTCATAAAACTCCTCGTTTATATTACTTGTCTTATTATATAATATATTTAAGGCTTTACCTATATAAATAAAGATGAGATTAACCATTATTTACAAATAAAATGTCCAAATAAAATGGGTTAAAAATATGAAGGCCGTGCAAAGTGGCACTTCGTAATGACATTGTCCTCGGTTTAAATTAAACCGCATCTGATTCGAGCACTACCCCCACACCTATAATAGCATTACCTTCATACGCAAACTCGTAGAAATACTAACGTATAGATTTACGGCATAACATGAGAGGTGTAAATGGCTACTGAAGAAAATCTAGAATCTATTGATATAAACCATGATGGAATTTTAGATAAAAAGGAATATACTATCTACGAACAACGAGCAAAAAATAGAAGAAGAATGGCATGGGTAGCGTTAATTTCCATCATTGTCACAGCATTTTCTATTATGTTTGTTGTCCCAGAATCAAGGATTGAACGAATCAGTTCTGCATTGGAATTGTACTGGATTGCATTGGGTGGCGTAGTGGGCGCATACGTTGGCATAAGTTCATGGACAAGACGAGGATAACATGAGGTATATAAAATATTGTATTTTTATAATTTTACTACTGGCAGGGTGCAATCAAGCATTTAGATATCCATGTCAAGATCCGGGGAATTGGAATACCCCACAATGCAAAAAACCAATATGTGAAGTGAATCGAGATTGCCCTGAACTAATTTTTAATAAGGATTTGAAAAGATGAAAAATAGCGAAAAATCGAAAGTATCTAAACCTGGAGAAAGATATACTGAATCTGAACTTATGGTTAGACTTAAAGTGTTTATTGGTGCGTGTTTAGCATTTACGTTAATTGGCATTATTTTTGTAGTGTTATATAGTATTATTTTTGTGACTCAGCCGCTAGATGCAATAAGTCCTATTGATAGTAAATTTTTTGAACTTATTATTCCCGTGGCAACATTTTTATGCGGAACATTGAGCGGTATTATGCTTGCAGGTACAGGCAGGGAAGCGGCAATGGCAGGCGCAGAAATGCAAAGATCTGCCTTTCAAGCAGAAATTAGTAATCGGGCCGAAGCAGAAGAAGCTGCGGAGGAACTAAAAAGTTAAGAAGAAAAAGGAATGACGTGGATCCAATCACCGCCTTTGCGATGGCGCAAGGGGCATTAAAAGCAATAAGATCGGGTGTGGAGTTCTATAAAGAATGTCAAGCAGCAGCGGCAGATGTATCAGAAATTACAATGGAGGTATCTGGAAATATTGGAAAATTTTTAGATGCCAAAGGAGTAGTACAAGAAGCTGCTGCTCAAGCAAAAAAGGAAAGTGAAGAAAGTGATGACCCATCTAAGGTGAATTCTCAAGCTTTAAATAATGTTATGATGCAGATGCAACTTGAGCAAGCCGAAGTAGAATTGCGAGAAATGTTAATTTATCAAACGCCTGGGTTGGGTGATATATGGAGTAGATTTAGTACAGAAAGACAACGTTTGTCTGACCTTATAGAAGAAAAACGAGACCGAGCAGAAAAAGAACAAAAAGAAGCGCGAGCTGCAGCTATGGCTAAAGCTGCTAGACGAAGAAGAAAATTACAAGCATTACTTAATGATAGTTCATGGGTTGCAACAATATTACTTGCAATATTTTTGTACGTGGGTTGTATGTATTTGATCGTACAGGATAGGATACAGCAAAATCCCGAACTAGGCACTTGCTTTATACCTAAAGGTAGTCCAACGTATGATTGGTATTCAACTTTACGATGGGTAGATTGCACCTAGGAAAAAAATGAGCGAAGAAGAAAAGACACCAGAATCAGAAGAGTTTAAGAAACAACTCCAAGCATTAAAACCAAAAAAGAAGATAACCATATCTAAAGATTTGCTGGAGGGAGCAAATAATTATGATAGCAAACTATTAGCTATAAAAATGGTTGCGGATAGAGAACTTGCGAAAACCGTACAACTTGTTAAACAGATGTTAAGAGAAGATAATATCTCTATTAAGAAAAAAGAACCTGAACCTGAACCCCCACCTAAACCTGTAGTACCACCTAAGCCTAAGAAAAGATTTTTTAATCGAGACTAGGCTCACTTCGAAGGATTGACATGAAAAAACTATTAGCAATTATTCTATTAGCATTCGCATCAGTTACATTCGCAGCAAATGAATTTAAATTCCATTTTATTGAAGAACAAGAGAGTTATACTATCGCATATGTTGATTCTGACTGGAAATTTGTTGCAAAAGAATCTACATATCAGTTATACTTAAATAAAGGCGGATTTGCTAAGTCCGATGAAATGTTTAAGATGCATAGTATGATTGTCTTTACTGATGAAGTGAAATATGATCAAATACCAGTACCGGTAAAGAAAATTTATAGTTTTGGTTTAATTGAATGTGATACTGCTAAGTTATATCTAATAACTGATTTTTTCACTGATGCAAATAATAAAATAGTATGGGTACAACGACATCAAATGGGGGATTTTATTACAAATTTAGATGCACCGAATACGCCTCGCGAGCAAGTCTTTATTTCAGTATGCGGTAAAGAAGCGATTTGATACTAGAACTAGGGCGTTGCCCTAGTTTTTTAGATTAATTTTTTACAATGTTTAATGTAGATGTATTAGGGATTGTTGGTTTTTCTACTGAGGCAGACACAATTTGAATATCTGATCCGAATAATGAGTTGTATTGATTTAATACATCCTCATCCAACTCAGCTTCCCATACAATATGCTTAGATTCAATTTGAACCTCATGCCCTTTAGTATAACCTGCGTATGGAATTAATGCCATAGAATGTTGATCCGGAGTCGATCTAGATTGAATCAACATAATCGCACAAGGTTTTTTTACAAAAATCTTTGATCCTCGTTTAGTGCAATCGCCTACAATTTCTTCACTGGTTATCAATTTAAGTAATCTAATCATAATGTCCTTTCAGTTGCGGGGGTTTCCCCCCGCATTTATTTAATAAAAATTGTTTTTGCGAGCCGCATCATATTGTTTTGCCAACCGCTCTACATCTGAAACATCTTTTGGATTATTACTAAGAATAAAATTTTCTAAATCTGAATTATAGCGATTCTTCAATGAAAAAAGATTACAAACTTTTTTAATCAATTGCATTAGTATCCTCTAATAACAATTCTTTCTTAGACTTTTTTCCTGTAGCAGAAACAATTTCACTTGTATCTTTCACTTCAATTTTTTTTGGTTTTTTATGCTCAGGTATAATACGCTCTAGTATTATTTTTAGCATACCATTAAAAAGTTCCGCATCTTTAATTTCAATTTGCTCATTCAAGGCGAATGTACGTGTAAAATTACGTGCGGCGATTCCTTTGAACAAATAATCGCTGTTGTCTTCGGAAGTATTCCCCTTAACAACTAATACATCATCTGCAAATTCAATCTCAATATCCTGTTTACCAAATCCGGCGACTGCTAATTCAATAGCGTATGTATTCTCACCCGTTTTCTTAATGTTATACGGAGGATAGTTTGGTACGTTTTTTGCTAGATCATCATGAAATTTTGCCATGCGATCAAATTGTTGATCATATCCGACAAAGAATTTCTCAACATCCTTATACGCTGGGCCAAAGATAAAATTACTAAAAGCAGGAGTTGCCATATGTTACTCCTTAAACGGTTTAGCTTTAGTTGCCGGTTGATCTAACCAGGCTTTCATACCGGCCTGAACCCAGTCAATATTAAATGGATTGATTACTTCTTCAATTTTGCTTTGAGTTATTTTTTTATTTAGATGACCAAAAGATTCTTTTACTGAAGAAACTACTGCATGCGAGAATACAGTTTGCGCATCCACAAAATCATTAAGTGGTTTTGCAAGGTCTTTATCCGTTACATATTTAGAAATGAATTGGCGTTTGCCGTTTTGAACTGTGTCGATAAAAATATCGGCTGTAATCATATGTGCTCCTATTAAGCGAGTTAAAAAAAAGTGCTACCCCGAAGGCATAGCTATCCTGCTTACTGAATACAGGGACACCCTATCGTTGTGCCAGCTTAATTCACGCTCCGTACCAAAGCGGTCCTAAGGTGAAGTCTTTACGTTCCCATCCCGAGGAAAGCGGTATTACCTATTTGCAATGTACATTGTGATTTCGAACCCGAAACGCAAATCAATTGCTGATGGTGTTGTCCACATATTTTTCTCCTAGTTTTAATAAAAAGTACTGCTGATACAGATCAGTTTATTGAAGATGCTGCAGCAAAAATTCAATGTGAGATCAATGTGTAAAATATATTTTACATCTAAAATATTATTTATATCCCATTGGCATCTTTTTCTTGCCAATGTTATACTTTGTTTCTAATGTCCAATCATCTTTCTCTTTATGCGATATAACCTTTATTTGAGAAAGAGGGGCGTAATTTACAAAATTGTGAGGATTGCTAATTTCTACCAATCCCCAATCCACTAGCAATTTGGCAATAGTATTTCTTCGTTGCAGGTCATTTTCAGAGAGATCTGCAACCTTTCCATCTAATGCAAATAACTCTTTAAAATGTACAATAAAATATCTACCTTGCTTGTGCAATATGTGGCATGATTGATATAGTGTTTTATCTTTTCTCGACGCTACTCCTATTCGAGTTAAGGTCTCCCTTACCTTAAGAAAATCATCGGGTTCAGTTAAAATTACTTCTAACGGATTATATCCCGGAAAATTTATTGAAATGATGTCATTACTCATTCTTACCACCCCTTGTTAAGCTTTTCTTCATTTTATCAAGAATCGACTCATTGAGAAGGGGGAGTACTTGTTTGGCTTTTTCTGTGCTATAGCCATAGTATTCTTTTACAACTTCCAATTCATCGATTTTATCGACCTTTATCCATTTATTGAATCTTTTTCTAGGTCTAACAATATTTATGAGAAAGTGAAATTGAAGAATTTTATCCAAATGAGGACGGGAATTCATCTCATTTGCGGGAATAACGGTATCATGTCCATAGGATAATCCTTTGTTTATAATAAAGGGATTATATTGTTTTTCAGACCATTCATCTACTATTAAGTTTTGTTTAGAATAATGTATAGAATTAATAAAATCAAAGGGAGATATTGCGGGAGACTTATAAGGAACTTCCTCAATTTTTTCGACCGGCTTACCGAATAAACTCATAACATCCTCACATATGCTACTACATCTATCGTTACAATTAATAGATAATTTGCGATCATACCGGTCGATCCTCTAGTCCAGGCTGACCAAGCAAATAACATACATTGTACCATGAATAGCGGATATAGATAGATGAAAGGAGGATTCGGCAAAGTGTATCCCATCCACATAGTACATCCAATACTCATTGTCCATGCAATAATCTCAACCGTAAAACGAAGTGGGTAAGATTTCCAATCCTCTTTTATCCAAATAAATATATTTTCAAATGGATTTATCATTATTTTAATTCTACTGCTGCCATAATTTCAGTTAAGCATGCCACTAAATTAATTTCTTGATCCGCACAAAATGCCGATTTATATTGATAATCTGCCAGTAACAATACTAATTGAGGAACCTGCACAACTTCATCACATAGAACATCATATAGTTTTCTAAAAATTGTTTGTGGGTCATTATCAATGTTATTGACGACCCAAGTTCGCATCTTCTTCCAATCCTTATCTTTCAAAGACACAATCAATTCTTGAAGATTAGTCTCACCTAAACTTACAAAGATACCCTCATCAATTTTTCCAGATGCACCATACCTCTGAAGTTCATTTAGAACTCTACGATAGTCCGGAAAATGTTTTTCGATTACCTTTGCAACAACTTTACCATCAGCCTCAACTTTTTCAATGCTGAGAATTTCATTTACTCGCTTAAAAAATGCTGAGGCAATTTTAGGTTTATCTGCTTTTGGCAATTTAAATTCAATGACTGCCGCTCTAGAATGCAGAGGAGGAATGATTCTATTTTTAAAATTACAAGTAAGAATGAATCTACAATTAGATGAAAATTCTTCCATAAATGCTCGAAGAGCAGGTTGTGTGGAATTTGGATTTAAATAATCCGCTTCATCTAATATAACAACTTTTGGCTTACCGCTAAAAGAAACAGTAGATGCAAATTGCTTAATCTTTGTACGAAGAACATCAATACCCGATTCTTCTGATCCATTAATGATGATATAATCTGTTTGTAGCTCTTCGCACAAAGCACGGGCAACTGTCGTTTTGCCCATGCCTGCGCCGCCGCATAATAACATATTTTGTATCTCTCCCTTTGCTAACATTTCCAGAAAAATAGTTTTCTGACTAGCGGGAAGAATACAATCTTCTAATTTCCTCGGGCGATATTTCTCAACCCAAAGAAATTCATTTTCACGATAATCCATAACAACTCCATATTATAATAGGCGTACAGCAACATTAAACTACTGAATCGGGTTCCATTGCAATAAAATATTCAATTACCTTAGTAGCATGTTTAAATTGAAATGCTTTCTTTTTAGAAATAGTAACATTATATGCGTCGGGAATAATTTTAAAATTCTCAACCGCCATATGACATTCAAACGTATGTTCACTATCTCCGATTGATTTTTTATATGTATTTGCAGTATCGTTTTTCTTATCGCCGATATTAAGAGAAACCTTGCCTTCTTTACTAGAAATTGTGATAGTTGGCGCACCGGTAATTGCCGCTGCCTTCATAATCATCTGCACATCATCTGCAGAAAGTGTAAATTCGTAATGCGAATCTAACTCAATGCTCTTTTCTGGTGCGGCAACAATAACGCTTGGGCTAGCATAAAAATATTCAAATTTACCATTGCCTTTAGAAATCGTTAAACTTTTTTCACCAAAATCTACTTCTTGATTTTCCATAACAGTTAAAAGCGCAAGCAATGAGTTCAAATCATAAATTGCTACTTCGAGAGGAAATTCCTCAGTTACATCCGCTTTACTAAAAATGTTTTTACCTGTACTAATAGTCGAAAGAGTCTTACCTTTTCGAATCATTAGGTTAGAATTAATAGAGGCGAAGTTCTTTAGAATATCAATTGTTTCTTTACTTATTTGCATTATTTAGTCTCCTTAGTTTCAATGTCATGCACATATAACAGCATCAATGCATAGTGTAACACCTTTAGCAAGTCTTGTCTATTCCTTCCTGCTTTTTTTCCGTACCTTTGGACATATTTCATTACATTGCCCGCAGTAAATCCTACGCCATGTCCGTTATCAATAATAAATTCTGTTGCTTGATATTTGTTTAGGGCGTAGTGTTGATTGTATGTCGCATCAACATATGCCTGAAAATCTTTCAACAGATCACCCTCATTAAACTTATATTCTATTTCTTGCGCCACGGATAATAATCTCCATATTTTTGCTCCATCTTAGCATTTCCCCACAAAAAGAATTCTTTTTGTACCGAATCTTGCCTGTTTCCTACTCTATAATTTAACGTATATCTACCGTTGGTGTTATATTTAAAATTATATTCTATCAGAATTTGCATAATAAGTCTATCGACTTCTGGCTGTTCCTCGGGATGTCTTGCCCGTCTATACCATAAAGGAGAAATTTGAATAGCAATTGCGGTAGGTAAGAAATACGCACCCACATCTACAAAGAGTTCTTTTTCGTTGATGCAAGTCGGCCACAGCCCAAGATTCTCGCAATCATCAGTACAAATAAAATCACCATTGCTGCCATAAATTTTCCTTAAAGAAAAGGCCCAATCATTGCCTTCATCTATTGTGTCAATTAAACTTTGGACGTGTTCTGAGTCAATCCAATTATCTTCATCTAAGTACATTATATAATCAGTATTACATAGATAAGGAATAGACCCATAAATTCTATGCCCATTATACCCATCCGCCCCAGTATTTTCCGGAAGACATAAAACTGTTCTTTCTTCGTTCGGATTAATTGCTAAAATTTTGTTTGCTTTTTCCGCATACTGTTGCCCATCTATAACAACGAAGTGATTGATGTTTTTATATGTTTGTTGCTTAACTGATTGCAAACAGTGTTCTAAGTAATCTGTCCCTGTTGTGGGTGTAATTATTGTAACTCTTTTAGTCATATTGTATAACCTTCACATCACTAGGAATTCTAATAGCAATTCCACCGTCTTTTGGTTTTCTTGCATCATGAAAAAATACGTTATCAGAATTTACTTTTCCATGGCATAGTAATTGGAAAACTAAATTATGTAACCCGCTGTTTATTATATGTACTTCTTTGGCGTTACAGATAGTATCAATATAATCTAATACGTCATCTGTATCTGTTTTATTAACTACAAATCTAGGCAAGGATGATTCTATTTTTAAATCAAATGCTTTATATGAGCTTACATCATGTACAAAAATATAATCTTTTCCCCTTGCCGCAACAACTTGCTCATATAATTTTTTTGATCCAGATAAATCCGAGGGAAATTGAAAGTATGCAAATTCATCATCAACATCTAATCCTACTTGTTCATAGAAAGATTCCTCAAATCTATTGAAATCGGTATGCTCAAATCCAACACGTACTAGATCTTTTTGTGTATTTGCAGCATACCGGTATGGATCTTCTGAATCATTTTTAATCGGAATAATTTTTATGTTAGGAAAATCCATGTATAAGTGATTGATAGTTTTATACAAATGCTCTTTGCAGAACAAATCCACTTCCCCATACTTATCAGCTAATTGATGAACAAGACCATTGCACATGAAATGGTCACCCAACCCTGTATGATGTAATAATGCGATACCCATTTTAACCCTATACTAAAGCGCCGGGATATACTGGAGATTCATCGTCTGAATATGTTTGACCAATAAAGTCCATACCAATACTTTCATATGTTTCTCGCATCCAAGCAGTTTCCTTGATACCATAAATTTTACAATTATCTTTTAACACCGGCCATACAACATCTCGCAAATAAAATTGATCCACCAAATACGAATGAGTATACCAATATTGTTCCATTGGTTTGTGCAAATCTATATGAAGTCCATTTTTAATTCCCCACATACCTGCAAGCATCGGAAACTCATAGTGATTAATATGATCTCGTATTACGCACATTTTTTCTTTGCTAGATAACCAATCATCCACAATACGTTTCTCTCTTTTAGAAAGGCGGGAATCGCAGTCTCTGGATATTACAATTGTATCTTCGAGCATATCAAAAAATCGCCAAAATGCCCCAAATGATCCATCAGCAATTTTTACTACTTCCACATTATCAAATTCACTTAGTATTTTAATATAAGTTGCTGGTACGGTATCGTTATAATAAAAAATACATATCCATTCTGGAAAAATTGTTTTAGCTAATTGTGCATTGCGTATTGCCCCGGCACAATATTTAGGATTATTACCCCAAAGACTAAAAGCTATAATTTTTTTCATGCCGGCGTCTGATAATATTTGGTTAAATTTTCTCGATCACCTTTGATGTATCGAAATGCTTCTTGAAGATCCTCGGGCAAAGTATCATATAACTGTTGCATTTCTTTTTCTGCTTGGTTAGTATCATATCCTGTGCCTAGCGGATGCTGGATTGTATGATTATAATCTCGTATTACGGGTCGCTGATTAATAAAACATAAGCTAGGTAATATAATATCCCAAGACCAACCCATCTTATATTGTTCAAGATTTAGATTACGTTCTTTGTAGAGTTTTAAAATATCTCTATGGATGAACCAACAGGTGCAATCTGTATTTGCTACAATCTTCAATCCTTCAATAGGAAAATATAAACTAGTAATATCTGTTCTGCTAGAGTCATACCATGTATAATCTACATTAGGTGCGTAAATGCCCCAATCTGACATCTCAAAATATTTGTTTGCATCGTCATATAGTTTAGGCCAGTCATTATATGATGCATCACCTTGGATATGAAATAATACTTCATTATCAGTCTCTAAAAATAATTCAACTGCTTTAGCAAATTGTGCTCCAAAGTATGCATCATTGCCAATATGATGCCATTCAGGAATATCATTATAGATATCATCGCTGTTAATAATAACAGGATTGAAATCTTTTAATTGTAGTTCTTTGTTATACGTATTGTCGTATTGGCCTACCCAATTAAAAATGAAGGTTTGTATTTTCATTCTTCTCTCATGTCAATTTTATTATAAACTACCGATTCAAACCAATTTAAGAAATTATTTAGCATAACATAATCTCTAGGTATATTTCCAGCAAAAGGACTTGCTGCTAAGATTCTGTTATATAGGTCATCGTCGTTATCAATCATCTTAACATAATCTACTACTGCATCTAAATCATGGAAATTATTTACATTGATAAAGGATAGCGGATTAAAATCTGCAGTTATTGTTGGGCTGCCCCAGTAAATAGGAATAGTCTTTGCATAGTATGCGTGTAAAATTTTCTCTGTCACATAACCCGGATTCGCACTGGACTCAAAACAAATATTAAATTTTCTTGAGGATAGAAAATCAATCTTTGCTTGTTCCCCGTCAAGACTAGCATTAATGTTATTATATAGTGTGCCGCCACTGTCAACTTTTTTGTACTTACCTAAACGTCGAAAGAAGTCATTACGTATTTCGCATTTAGGATTTCCTACAACAAAAGAACAAAAATCTGTTTTTTCCTTAGGTTGATTATCCTGAAGAATGTGATAATAGTCATAACCAGTATTATGAATTTGATCTAGCGACCACATATAGATTACAAATAACGGTAAACGATAATGCCAATTGCTGTAATTATGATCGAAGGATATTGCATAATGGCAATCATAATCCTCTGGACGACGATTTTCTCCAGTATAGAAAATCTTAACTACATCCTTCTTATCGAATTTAGTATTGTTTGTTCCGAAATTATCATCGCCAAAAATTAAATAATCGGGATTTTCGTTATCAATTTCTACATCAAATCTATTAGCTAATAGACTAGCAAAAAATGTAGATAAATGTTCATGTGTATCGGTAAAACCTAATTTTAATTTTTTCATAGGCTATTCGCTAATTCGTTTAAAGAGTTTTTAATATTAGTTGCATCGGCATCTGTTAAATTATGAATATCTGAAATAGGAACAATTTTATAATCGCATTCAAGATTCATATTATTCGACATTGTTTCTGTTGGTTTCTTAGCACCTGTTTGGAATGCTTCACCCCAACTAACATTATACGATAAAAATTTCTTAGATGAATTCATATAATTTGTTTTTGTTTCGCAGAATACAAAGGGTCCAGAGTTTTTACCGACAATCGCATCCGCATGTTCACTTAAATAAGAAATTTCTTGAAGATCGCAAAATCCTTTATCCTCCCAAGGTGCACGTTTTTCATCCTCAATTTCGGTATCTTTGATGATATCATCTGTAAATAGAATATTTGTTTCTTTAGTATCAAATTTTGTTGTGCAGATAAAATGTACGTCAGAATATTCTTTAGCAGTACTATGAATAAAATCAGACATATCATATGAGAATGATTGTCCTGATTGAGGAGCACCGTTGCAAATTAAAATTTTCTTAATGCCGATAGAGTTACTTAAATATTGATCAATAGAAGTAGTATCAAATCTACTAAAATCAATAGATGGCAAATATGATTCTTTTTCTGCATTTAGTTTTAACTCGACACCAAATGCGGCATTAACAGTTTCAAAAATTTTCTGCCATTGATGCCAAAGCGAATCCATATTAATACCACCATGCTCGCAGAATATATCCCAAAAACATCCAATCCAGGTATTAATATAAAGGGTATCCTCTTCCTGATAGAATGGAGTCTTTGCATCTAAATCAGTAGGTGATCCGGTCTTCGGAATATCTAAATCTCTAGTTAATTTAGAATGATTAAAATGCATATACTCAAATTCTACATCAGGTAATTCTTGTTTTAATTGCCTAACATATTCTTTATGCGTTAACAAATCGCCTCTATGGTAATGATTGAAGAATACAATTTTAGCCATTATCTACGCCTTTATATAATTTTACAGAATCTTCTTTTAATGATTTGTTTGTTCTAATTGCATCATCTACCATAGTGTTAATTGCTTGTACATACTTAGGGCGCTTAACCTTAAAGCAAATATCAACCTTGCGCTTCAATTCGGCAAGTTCAGAATCTGTTTTTGCTGCTTGCATCGCATCTTCTAACATCCACATACGAATATGAATAATTGCTAATTTCTCGATAATCTCGCCTAGATTATCTGTTGCGATATATTCCGAATCCGGCATATCTTCTTGACATACCCGATCAACTGTATTTTTAATAATTGCTTCTATGCTTTCACCCAATGTTGACATATATTTCTCCTACGACTTTATCTAAAAATCTCATATCTTCCAAAGTAACAAAGTGATTGTTGCCAATATACACACCCTGTGTTTGAATAATATCTGCGTTTGTTATTTCTTTATCGGTGTCAATACTATATTCTGCTAAAAACGGTTGACGCAATAAATTACCTGATACTACCGGTCGATATTCTATACCATTTTTTGTAAACGTATCCTTCATTGCCTTCATTATTTCTGGCGACTTGCAGATAAACGGCAAACAGAAACTACTATTACCTATAGAGTTTTTAATATTATAAAACAGATGCGGATATTTGTCAATAATTTTACAGAATATTTCATGATTTTTATTCCGAATAGATATCATCTCATCTAATCGTTTTAGTTGGGATGAACCAAGCACAGCGCAAATTTCATGATTTCTAAAATTATATCCGTCTGTTATGAATAAAAATTGTTTATCTATATCTTTATATGTTTCTGCATATTCGGCAAAACGAGTGGACTCTCTAGCAAAACCATGACTACGTTTCATCTTCATTAAATCATAAAGATCATCGTTGTTTGTAGATATCATACCACCTTCAATTGTAGACATATGATGCCCGAAGTAAAAGCTAAAGGTAGCTCCTAAACTATTTGCGCCTCGTTTAATTCCGGCAATGTCTGTGCAGCCATGCGATTCGCATACGTCATCTAAAATAATTGCGTTTGTAAATATGCGTTTTAGTACTTCGTTATCTGCAGAAAATCCTAATAGGTGCGTAACAAATACCATTTTAATATCATGCTTTTTAGATATCTTAACAGCATCAGTTAGATCAAAACTAAAGTTTGATAGATTAACATCGCAGAAGATAGGAGTTAATCCTAACTGTATAATAGGGGCAACATTTGTCATCCATGTACATGCCGGCACTAATACCTTGTCGCCAGGTTTTAAATTGTATAATTCTTTTGCGGCGGCAATAAGTAAAAAGTTTGCTGTACTACCTGAGGATACATATAAAGAATGTTTTGCGCCTAACCAAGTACTCCATTCTTTTTCAAACTGCTTTACTCGTTCACCGTTAGTGAATTTATCAGCAGTCATGGCAAAATATGCCATTTTTAATCTATCGGTGAATGTAATTGTTTCACCCATCAACGGCCATCTCATAGCATCCCCTTTTCTTTTTTATACCATTCTATTGTACGTTTTAGCCCTTCGTTAAAATCTACTTTGGCATTCCAACCAAGTGCATTCAATTTACTATTATCCATTTTACGTCTAGGTGTACCGTTCGGTTTATCTGTATTCCAAACTATTTCTCCGGTGAACCCCATTGCGGATTTAAGATTTTCTGCTAAATCTTTAATTGTTAATTCCTCATTACTACCCACGTTAATGAACTGTGCCTCATTATAAGTTTGCATTAGAAAAACGCATGCGTCTGCAAGATCATCTACATATAAAAACTCTCGTGTAGGAGTACCGTCACCCCAGCATTCAATCGTGTCATCATTGTTAATGATGGCATTTCGTAACTTCGTAATAATGCCAGGAATAACGTGCCCGTGTTCCGGTATAAAATTATCGTTAGGTCCATATAAGTTTGCAGGCATACAACTAATCGCATTGAAACCATACTGACGTCTATAATATTCGCACATTCTTAGACCAGTAATTTTTGCTAAAGCATAACCCTCATTAGTTGGTTCTAATGGCGCAGTCAACAAATATTCTTCTTTAATTGGCTGTGGCGTAACCTTAGGATAGATGCAGGCCGATCCTAGAAACAATAGTTTCTTAGCTCCATTTCTATATGCGGAATCTATAACATTGGATTGTATTAGAAGATTGTCATAGATAAAGTCGGCGGGATGTGTATAATTCCAATTTATTCCTCCGACTTTTGCTGCAGCAAGAAATATAAATTCTGGTTTTTCCGCTTTAAAGAATTCTTTAACCTCCAATTGATTTCTAAGATCAAGAGATTCCTTATCTCGCAAAACAAGATTATTAAATCCTTCGCTTCGCAACTTATTTACTATTGCTGAACCAACTAATCCTTTATGACCAGCAACAAATATTTTACTACTTTTATACATTTCCATTTTACTATCCTATTTTAAAATAAAAACATAATCATGTTTAGATAGTTGTTCTGCTAACTTATGGGTATTAGATAAGACATCGGAAATAGTTTGTATATCGTCATGCCATTCTATTAGTATAACCTTTGGCAAATATTTTTCCAAATTGAATCCTTTTAATACTTGTACTTCATAACCTTCAACATCCAAAGAAAAGAAATCAACAGTTTTAACATCTAAAGATTCTAATATTTCATCAAGTGTGGTAGTACGTATAGTAAATTCTTCAGTTTTATCTATGCTTGTTGCCGGTTGCATCCAATCGGAATTAGTTCTCAACGGAGAATCTTTAGCCGCAGTCATAAGTCCGGGATCGCCCGGATACACCATTCTACGTACCATTGTTATTTCCGAATCTGGATACTCTCGATCAACTAATGCATAATTAAATACTTTAGAATCTGGTCTGGTATTGCGACACATTTCTGCAGAATCCGGATTTGGTTCAACTAAAACCCCTGTCCAATTTTTGTATTTTTCAAGATACCAAGTATTACTTTGAGTATATCCATCTGCCCCGCCTACTTCAATAAAAAATCCAAAATCATAATTTAAATATTTTTCCGTAACTATTTTATTGATATTTTGGTATGAGGGAGGAAACATTAGTTAAACTCCATGCACATTTCTTTTACTAGCATATCAAATGTATATTCTGGCGACCATCCTAGAATAGTTCTAGCTTTTGTCGAATCACCTAGCAAAGTTTCTACTTCGGCCGGTCTAAAATATTTAGGATCTACTCGAATAATAGTTTTCCCTGAATTATTATCAATACCAACTTCATTAATGCCCTCACCTTCCCAGCGAATATCCATACCATAATACGGTGCACATTTTTCAATGAATGTTTTGACTGAATATTGTTCGCCCGTCGCAATAACAAAATCATCCGGCTTATCTTGTTGCAGCATCATCCACATTGCCCGAACATAGTCCTTGGCGTGACCCCAATCCCGCATAGCATTTAAATTACCCATATATAGACAATCTTGGTAGCCCCCGCTAATATTAACAAGTCCATCTACAATTTTTTTAGTCACAAAATTAAATCCGCGTCGGGGCGATTCGTGATTAAATAAAATTCCTGAACACGCAAACATATTATATGATTCCCGATAATTTTTAACTATCCAATATGCATACAATTTCGCTACACCATATGGGGATCTAGGATAAAAAGGAGTTGTTTCTCTTTGAGGGGTTTCCTGCACCAATCCATATAATTCCGACGTAGATGCTTGATAAATCTTAGTTGTTTTATCCATATTCAAAATTCTAACAGACTCAAGTAATTTTAGAGTACCTAAGCCGTCCACACTTGCAGTATATTCTGGTGTCTCAAACGATACCATTACGTGACTCTGTGCTGCTAAATTATAAATTTCAGATGGATTGTGTTTCTTAAGAATGTTCATTATGGTTAACGAATCGGTTATGTCACCATAATGCAAATGTAAATTTGGATTACTATAGATGTGATCTATTCTACCAGTATTTCTAGACGAGCTACGACGAACTACGCCATGTACCTCATATCCCTTTTCTAGTAGTAATTCTGCAAGATAAGACCCGTCTTGACCGGTAATGCCTGTAATTAAGGCAACTTGTTTATTCATGTTATAATCTCCCAAATAATATATCTTCGTTATAATTTAAAATCTTATCAATGGTTTCAGTGGAGCAATGCCATTCGCCAATTTTTATATATTTATCACCTACTAGGTGTGCGCAGTATACCTCAAGATGATCTTTTAGCATCGTAGGGTTTAGACTATTAGGCAACCAAAGATTGGTACAATAAAACTTTTTAATATTTTTAGAACAAAGAGCAGCGCCCATTACAAAAGATCCCGCTCCCGATGATGCAATGTTTCTTGCTTGTAGTAAAAGTAAATATGAATCTTCAATAGAACACACTCTTGTATCAGTAGAAATTTTAGAAAAATAATCTACAATCGGATTATGTAGATCTTCTACAAGAAAAATTACTTTACCATGATACATATTAAATAATTTTACATAATATGCAAAAGGATTCTGTGGGTGGCTAGATGGCCAATTCGTATATAAGTCTCCGCTTCTAATATGAATTACTAACACATCGTCGGGCAATGGTTTATCTAATTCGATATGATTAATTTTAAGCTTAGGTAATATATATTCTTCGCAGATATGCTTGCGTTGAAAATTTAAATCATCGGTATTTGTACTAAAGTCAGCATCGGACCCATCAAAGAAATAAAACCAATTGTGAGAATTTGGCGGTATGCTAAAATTATTGTCACCAAAATTCAAATCAATGGCTTCGACCATGGGGTGGTCTGGTGATGTAAAATGTATTTTGTTATCTCTGCAGAAATAAATTCCGTTAGATATTTGTTGTATGTTGTTACCTAAACGGCCAAACCATCTAGGAATAAACGTATCATAAGTATTTTCATTAGTGTGCATATACGTAGGTATAGCGTACTTGCGTACGCTATACTTTATCAATTAAATTTGTGGACTACTAATAAGAGGTTCGCCGTCATCGTATACTGTTTCCGAAGTAGTTTCCTGACGCAACGGATTGCTCATTTTTTGATACAAATCCATAAATGCGGACTTAGTATCATCGTATACTGTTTCCGAAGTAGTTTCCTGACGCAACGGATTGCTCATTTTTTGATACAAATCCATAAATGCGGACTTAGTATCATCGTCGAATCGATTAATGCAATATTGAATCGCATCTTCTTGATTGTTAAAAATTGAGTACGCCTGCACGATATTTACCAATCGGCGAGTGCTGATAATTTCATCTACGCCGCCCTCAAGAAAAGTCTTACGAATAATGTCTGCCCACGTAATAAGTTTCTCAGAAAATTCAGAATCAACTTTACCAAAAAATTCCATTTTATTTTGCAGAATTTTTCGTTCAACAGTAGTCGACGGATACTCTTGTTCTACCGTAATAGGGAAGCGTTCAAGAAATGCCTCGTCCAAAATTTGTGCTGCAATAAAGCGACCATCGTCTGTGCCTCGACCCTTAGTATTTGCGGTAGCAACTACAGTAAATCCTGCCGCGGGATAAATCATCTCGCCAGTTTTCTTATTGAACAATGGCTTGCCCTCAAGAATACTTTGCATACACATTAGTTTATTTGAACCTCGATCAATTTCATCGATCAAAAGAACTGCGCCGCGGCGCATAGCCATTAGTACCGGCCCTTCACGATAAACAACATTGCCATCTAGCAATGTATTACCACCGATTAGATCTTCTTCATCTGTTTCGATACTAACATTTACCCGAATACAATCTCGCCCAAGTTTTGCGCACACTTGTTCGACCATCGTAGTCTTGCCATTACCCGATAGACCAGTAATAAAGACCGGATAAAATGTTCTTGATTTTAAAATTTGTTCCAGTTGCTTAAAAAAGCCAAACGGGACATACGTATTATCTTTTGCTGGCACAGAGTTATCAATCTCTGAAACCATTTTACGTTGCTTCAAAGGCAAAATTTGTGCGGATGGGGTGGGCGCTACAATCGGTGTATCATTCATATAAGGATCGCTAATAGTCGAAGAATTTAATAGACTAAGGTCATATACTTTATTGACCTTAATATCTTTTCGAGAAACTAAAAAATGCGGATTCGGCAAATTTCGCATATCGCAAAATTCTAAAATTTCATCTTTAGATACTTTGCTACCATATTCTTCTTCTAATTTAATAACTAATTCGGTACGTTGCTGCTCACTGTAATGCGTTCTAGACATAATATAATCCTCAAAAGTTAAAAGCTACATCATATTATAACACCTATTGCAATTCTTGTCAAGCAATTTTACTAACGAATCTACTCAAAAGAACTCGATTAATAGATTTGCTTTTTTGCATTTTCATAAATGCGTTTTTAATCTCTGTCTTTTTGGCTCCTGCCGAAACAACCAAATTATCTTCAGTGATTTCCAAATCTTTTCCACCAGGAATAATATAGAAATCATCATATCCAACATCATTTAACATGAAGAATTTCTGTTGTTTTGCCGTTTTATATTGCTGATCAAAATTCTGAACGTATTTACCCGTTTTACTAATTCTGTTCATAACAACGTTCCTTCCAAATCTAGGAGCAATAAAAAAACCAATTGTATTTGCACCGGATACTTTTTTCAGTAAATCTAGCAAACCAGTAGTTAATTCCGCATTAGGAATTTTCTTACCTTCCAGCATAGTCTTAGTGTGCCGAATAATGACATTACAATTATTCCCATACTTATCGTAGTAATTGAGATATTTATCATTTTCTTTATATACTGCCCCCGTATCGTTTGAATCGCCGTCGGTTAAAAATACTGTATTGACGACATCCAATTTATATTGTTTTCTAAAAGCTTCCGTAATATCGATTGCAGAAATAATGGCTTCATTCAAAGGGGTGCCATTCAATTGTTCAAATTCTGAATTTCTTAAATGTACACTAACCGCAGGATTTGTGCTACCCCTATGGTTATACCGAGAAGTCATCAATTCTCCCACAAGCAACCAATATTTAACTGCATCTTTAAAATCATTTGAATTCATTTCGCTTGATACATATTCGCGTAATCTGAATGCAACATCATCAACATGCAAATCATTTACTCGTTTTGAAAATCTACCCAATCCATTCACACTACGAGCTCTAAAATATGTAGCCGGGTCCTCTGTATTTGGAGTTTCCATACCTAGTTCAATATTAATTGAATCATTCTGTAGATCAGTGAATGCATATACACGAAATGGAATATTTACTTTTCTGCAGAACATTACCAAAACTAGGGTTTGCTCAATTGTTGCTTGAATACTTTCACCCATAGACCCAGAATAATCTACGAACATCAATAACCCATGAGATTTACCGTCTGGGACAATTGTCATTCGTTTAAACAGATCATCATTAGTCTTATAAGAATGAATTTTTTTCATATCCAATTTGCCAGTTTTAGCAATAGATGCCCTTGCATATTGTTTAGCATTCTTTTTAAGCTCAAATTCTTTAACCAAATAACCTATATATTTCTTATTCGATTCTAAGAACTTTTTATACAAATGTTCTTTTGCTTTTTCTGATTGTGTAATTGCTAATGCATCCAAAGTATCAACATTAAGTGTATAATCTTGATACCGAAATTTTGTGTAGAATTTCTGAATTGTTTTATACGGTACAATGACTTTACTAATATCAACCTCAGGCATATTGACATAAAGGTATGGCTTTACTGAATCGTCGACAAGTTGATTTTCCATTTGCCGAAAAAATTTATCAGTTACTGACTCTGGATCAAACTCGCCAATATCCGATCCTCGTCTATTTTTTGTTTTTTTGCTCTTTTTATCGGAATCAGAATCAGATTCCACTTCTTCCCAAGTATCATCTTCCGAATCAAAATCATCATCCATATCCTCAACATAATCGACATCATCAAAATTTTGCAATTTTGGTTCTGTTTTACCATATTCATACAATTCGTTAGATACAGAAACAACGTCATCCCACGTTTTAATACCATTAATTCGTTTTAAAAAATATTGTTCATCATCTTTGAATTGCACGTTTAAATATGAACCGACCTTATAGTGTAAATTGATACGATCAATTAAAGGCAGTGTGTTGATATCCCATTCATTTTTCTGAATTCCGAAAAAGTCTTTTTGCATTAGTTCAGCATATCCCTTTTTAAAGGATACCTTCAACCCAGGAAACTTTTCTTGAATACATTTTTCGATGCGAGCGTCTTCGACAACATTTAAATATGTTTTGAACCCCTTCTTGGTACCATCTAATACTTGATCGTGCCAGCCGTCAGGTGGGGTAAACAATGCATGCCCAACCTCATGGCCTAGAAGCAAATCGTATAAGAACGGAGTCATGGACTTCCAAATAGGAATGACCATGACCCGATTTTTGGTATCGAAGTATGCGGTAGAAGTTTTCTTATGTTCTACTTGAATGTTTTCTGATGCTAAAAGTTTTGCTAATATAGACTTAGAATCGGTTATCATATGTATCTCCTTTAGGCTTTTCTATATTATAACACCTAAAGGATCAGTTGTCAAGCTCTAGTTATAGCTAAAATACGCTCAATTTGCTTCTCTATGAGAGGAACTCGATTTGGCCAATGTATGTACTCCTTTTCGGGATTCTTCATCAAATTAACCAAAAGGGGCATAACCATTTTTTCTAAAGTCTGCAACTTCAATTTGGTTTCACTATCTACCGATGTTTTGGCTTCTGCCAATATTGGTTCAGTAACATCTTTTTCATTTACTGCGGTGAAACCAAAATCGTTATCTAATTCTAGATACTCCAACGGAATTTTGTTAGCCATTTGTTATTTCCAATTAGGGCCGTGAATCCAGCCAACTAATGCTTTTCGGATTCCTTTGGTAACAGGTTTAACTTCATGTAAAGTATACGAAGGAAAAAATGTAATTGTTCCTCGCTCTTTTGGAATTGCAAATGGGGTTTGAGACGTAATTAAATTTACATCGCCGCCCTCATAATCCGAAGGATCTGATAATTGCATAGTAAAACTCAATTTTCTAGGATATTGCCCTGCGCCTTGATAATGATGGTCAACGTGCGCATCATAAAAATCACCTTCATTATATACTGAAAATTGTAGTGATTCAATATGGTTAAGATCATAATTAAACCATTTTGAATTTGCCTGAAAGATGCTGTCTGTTAATTTTCTATAAAGCCAAGCATTTTGATCGTTTGTAGGAATCCAACCAATAGTTGTTTTTCGAATATCCGCATTTTCGCCACCTGGCACATCAAAATTTCCACCAACCTCTGCATTTTTTAATAAAAGAGAATCGCCCAACGTAACAATATCGTCAAGCATTTCATCATCAAATACTCCTGAATAATAACAATACGTATTTACCGTATGCGTTTGTAATTGCCAAGTATCATTTGCCATATTAACTTCCTTGTATTCTAGAGAAATTTTGGTGTTTCTCAAATTTTATAACACTTCTAAATTTATCAAATAGAAGATCTCCCTTGTGACTAATTACAAATACATTAGTCTCGTCACCTAAAGTATTTATAAGGTTCATCACATAATCTGTACCATTTGCATCTAAAGATGAATCGAAAACCTCATCAAGTAATAGCAAATTTGTGCTAGCGCAATTTTTCATTTTTGCAATTGTTCGCCAAGTAAATAATAGCGCCAAATCAATACGCTGTTTTTCACCTTCACTAAATGATGCGTACGAAAATTCATCTCGATGCCTAGACTTTATTGTCTCATTGAATGTTTCATCCAATTCAAAATGACAAAAGAAATCCATTGCCACTAAATACTTGTTTACTAATTTATTAATGATTGGCAAATATTGTCTAATAATTTTAGTTTTAATTCCGGTATCTTTTAAAAGTATACCCGCAATCTCAAAATAGTGTTTTTCTTCTGTTTGCTTACCTTTTTCTTCAGACAAAAGAATAACATCTTTAGCCAATGCCTTTAATTTAGTTTTTTCCTCATCTATGTTGGTAGTATTGGTAGCACTATCCTGAATCTCTTTTGCTAATTTTTTAATATAGTTTTGTTCGGCAATTAAACTAGAGCTAAATTCAATAATAGATTCATTCAATTCTGCAATCTTAGTTTTAACTACATCTATTTTTTCTAATCGCAAATTAATATCGGTTATTTGGTTTTCTAAATCGTTTATAGCATCAGCAACCTCAGACGATTTATGCTTATGTTCCGTAATCGTTTTATCCTTAAAGTCCTCACTTAAATTTTGATTGCATGTGGGACAATCATCGTGGTTAAGATAGAATGTGATGTCAGAATTTACTTTCTTTGACTTCTCTTTAAGTTTGTCCAGTACTTTAAGTATTTGTTTTTCTTTTTTCTTTGTTTCATCATCATCTAAAATTGTAAGTTTTAATCCATCCACTTGCGATTTTAATGTGTTTATCTCTGTAGTAAAACCGTTAATTGCAATATTTGCAGTCTCAATTAATACTGTAGTATCCTTTGCCCGTTTTTGTATATCATCTTCAAGGGTTTTAATGTAGTCTTGTTGTAATTTAACCTTGCTTTTACCAAACTCTACTTTAGAATCTATATCCAAAATTGAATTTTTTATTTCAGTTTGTTTATTCTTCAATACCGAATTCATTACTGTAAATATTTGAATATCTAAAATATCCTCAATAATTTCTCTTCGATGACCCAACGGCAATTGCATAAAGGGAGTAAAAGATGCACTACCTAAAATTACAATCTGCGTAAATGATTTATAATTTAATTTTAGAATAGTATCTTCTAAATATTTTTGGTAATCTTTCGCTGCGGCATCTTGATTCAATAACACGTTCTGCACATGAATTTCAAAGATACCAGGTTTAATACCCCGAACAATTTTATATTCTTTAGGACCAATATTAAATTCTAACTCTACTAGTAAATTTTTAGCATTGATCGTATTGAGTAATTGAGGCTTATTGATACTACGAAATGGTTTATTAAATAAAACAAAACACAATGCGTCAAGAATGGTGCTTTTACCGGCACCATTTTCACCAACAACTAATGTGGTAGTTGATTTATCTAATCCAACTTCTGTGAATTGTGCTCCTGTTGATAAGAAGTTTTTCCAACGTATAGTCTTAAATTTTATCATGCTTCCTCATAATTTTGAGCTTCTACGTATAACGATTTCATCAAAGTTTTAATACGGTCTTTATCCGCATCTGTTTCTATACTATCAACATAGTTGGATAATAGAGTCATAGTATCTTCTAAGTCAATTGTCTCATCTAAGGCTTCTGCCTCAAACTCCGAGAAGTCTTCGATAATTTTTAATTCAATTGGATTTTGATTGTATATATTTTCAATAAACGTATCAAATTTAATAAAATCTTTTTTATTTACAACTATCAATTTTATTAGTTTACTTGCAAATTTAGTAATATCTATTGTCGACACATCTTCTTTATCGTCATCATAATAATATTTTTCAAATATCGTAAAAGGATTCTCAATAAATTCTAATTCCAAAGTAACAGTATCAAAGATATGAAATCCTCTAGGATCCTCAAAATCATTCCAGAACATTTGGTATGGATTACCCAAATAATGGATATTGCCTCCACTATGCTTATGATGAAAATGCCCAGAACATACTAAATCAAATTTGCTAAATAATTTAGAATCTAAACCGCCATGCGATTCCTGCGTATTTTGACCTTTGTACATTACAAATCCTGCTAACTCTAAATGACCAAAACACACCGTTGCTTTAGTTTTTTTAACTAGCGTCATTGATTCTTCGTAATTATCAGCACACAACCACGGCATCATCAATATAGTACAATCACCGAAGTCTACTTCCGTCGCATCTTTATATGCATTAATATTTGCATATTCGGTTAGTAGTAAATCGGGCGAATTTACATTATTCGTATTCTTAAAGAATGTATCATGATTACCAATAATCATATCCATAGTAATGCCAAGGTACTTTGTTTGATCAAAGAAATACTCCCGGCAAGATTTTAAAGAATTAAAATTGATATATTTCCGACGATCAAAGCAATCACCTAGGTGAATAATATTTTTAATATTACGTTTTTGTAATTCTGGGAAAAATGATTCTTGATAAAATCTTTTAAAATATGCATCAAATGGTTGCGAATCCGACCTTGCCCCAAAGTGTGTATCAGTAATTAACGCTATTTTCATTTACAGGATTTCCTTCTTCATCGACTTCTAACCAGGTATGATCACCTAACCATTTAGCCCGTGTAATATAGTCATAGTGTGCTGGCGCACCCGTAGACCAGTCATTCGGTCCATTGATTATTAAAATCGTTTTTTGTATTTTTTTATCAAATGCTAACCAATAGGTTTGTCCATGATATAATTGAAATGAGTATTCTGCAGCATGTACTCGATCAGTAAAATCTAATCTATGTTTAATTCCATGTGCTTGTTTTTGTAGCACAGTAACTAATTCCATAATTCTATCATACTCTTGTTGCGCATGCAATCTTGCAACATTTAACATCAAATCTTTTTGCTTAGTTACAGGAACAGGTGCAAATTTTACTGCACCTACTGTAACCGGATATTCAGATGTATTATGATTTATAAATGCAATAGTTAAATCGCCTACATACTCATCTTTACTTTGAGCACCCTTTGCGATATTTGTTTTTTTCATTTATGCCATAAATTCATTATCTTCTCGGTGACCGTTTCTGCCAGCCATATTAGAATCTGTTTCCCGGACCTCTACCCGGCAGCACCAGACCCGTTTTGCTTCTTCTGCGCCGCAATTAGGTAAAAAGATAGTGTTAATATATTCATATAGAAAATCAGCAATGCCTTCGCAACCGGTTCGTTCTACTTCTGTAATTTTAGCCAGGCCAATTTTACCTAAGTGCAGTAGTTCGTCTCGCATAGGATCGTCTTCAGCGACAAGTAAAGTATGGTCGAACCACTCTTCTAGACTATCCTTAAGTGGTCTTAGTCCTCCGAAGTCAGTAACCCAATTGCGAGCATCTAACGTATCTGCTTCAAATTCAAAGTGAAAACTCATAGCATAACCATGAATTAAATTGCAATGAGAATCGGCGCGCCATTGCCGGTAAGCAACTGGCCCGATTTGTCTGTATGTTTTTGTAGAAAAGAATTTTTTGTTTGTCATTTTATTTGTCTCCATATTTAAAAGAAGACACGCAGAATATTTTAAGAGGGATGAGCGCCGGAGGCCTCTGGGAAGTACCAGTCATGTAAATCTTTAATAATAGTACGTAAATCTTTTTTTGCTGTCCAACCCGCATCTAAAAATAATTTATTAGAATCTGCAATTAGATATGCAGGGTCACCTATACGCTTATCTGCAATTTCAATAGATAAGTTTTTACCTAAACATTTAGATACTTCTTTGATGATCTCCAGATTAGAGTAACCTCTGATAGATCCTATATTATATATTCCTTGTATATTTTTTTCTATTGCCATTACATGTGCGCTAGCAATATCTGATACGTGAACATAATCTCTAACACAGGTCCCATCTTTAGTATTATAATCATTTCCGTTTAATGTAAATGGGAGATTTTCTAAAATTGCTTCAAACACTCTAGGAAAAATATGTGAAGCGTTTGCCTCCTGCCCATGTATACTGTTCTCAATTGCTCCGCATGCATTAAAATATCTAAAAGAAACATATTGCATACCATATGCGATATTAAAAGAATGCAAAGCCCGGTCAATCATTAACTTAGATTCACCGTAAGGTGAAATAGGATTAGTTGGTTGTTCTTCTGTTATTGGTACATCTGTATTAGGATTCCCATACACAGAGGCGCTGCTACTAAAAATAAATTTGGTATTTGCAGAACGTTTGCGAATATATTTTAGATATTCTAAAGTTTTCTGAATATTGTTTTCATAATATTCTTCGGGGTTTTGTATACTAGGTCCAACTAAACTTGTACCCGCACAATGTATAATTGCACATGGTTGTTTTTCTACTTGCATTAATGATGCATAACCAATAAAATCAGATTGGATAAATTCATCGCAATATATTTCCAAATGCGAAGGTAATGCTCGGCGATCAATACCGATTACATAATACCCTTTGGTAATAAGTTCTATGCAAATAGCGCCACCGATATAACCGGCGGCGCCTGTAACTATAACAGTCTTAGTCATTTAATACTTGGTCTCAGATGTATGATTTCTATAATTAGATTGATTTCTATTCCACTTACCATTATCTAATCCTAACATAATATCGAGGCATCTGTCAATAGTTCCTGAGGTCCAGTTAGCCAATGTGCCAATGCCGTTTCTAGGAGTTTCCAATAAGCACTCTAATTTATTTGTGGCATCTTCTTTAGACCAAGGAATATATAAACATTCGGGATCATTTGCGAATGTTTCAGGAAATGATCTGTAGGCGGGGAACAAACAATTTGTGCCTAATGCGTCTGCTTCTGATGCAGTATTACTTACCCAATCTTGCAAGGCACAATTAAATAATACTTTGGAATCTGCAAGCAATTCATAATACTCATCCTTTTTAAGATTTTCGTATATTTTAAAATTCGGATGCTTCTTAGTTAATTCAACTGCTCGGTCTATATAGGAGTCGTCATTACTACGTAAAGGGCCACCCGACAACACCGCGAATTCAATATCCGATTTAGGCCCAAAATGTTCTATAATATCCATAAAGAATCCCGGCTGCTTTTCCTGATCGAATCTTGCAGAGAACACTACTCGATTTTTACGTTCGTTGAATGGGCGAATATTCTTTACTCGACTACGAACCTCATTTTGATCAAATGCTAATCCTGAGATATTATACATAGGCACTTGCCAACCCGCAATTTTCATATGAGCAACCATCTCCTCATTTGATGCTAATACACCACTAACCCAAGTATTAACCATCTTCTCATAGTGTGCCATCCATCCTTGCATATCCCAGACATGTAAGAAGTCGTCGGGATCAATTGTCTGAGCTAAACACCTAACAAAAACTCTAGGCTGATGTTCCCAACCACATTGATCCATAATGTAAGGTAATACTTCCATACCAGGAGTAAACATATCTTCGAAGAAAATTATGTCATCATACTGAATTTCGCCGGCTTTCATCTTTGCAACAAGTTTTGCCATCTGTGTCAAAGAATAATAACTACGACCATGTGCATCCAATACTTGCCCGGTTACAATTGACTTAGAATTATCCAAAGTATCACCATGGATAATTTCATAATTGATGCCTCTACGTTTAAATGCCGCTTCGTTCCATTGCTGAAGCTGCAAAGTATAACGGCCTTCGTATGGCTCAAGTCCACAGTATATCAATTTACGCATCAGTATTTACTCTCCAAAATATAGTTTACAACCGTTTTCGTTATCTTCAGATACTTCAATAACATAATTTCTATTAGGCCACATAGTATTTAGGCGACCATATAGCTCTCTAGCCATCATTTCGCAAGATTTATAATCTAACTGCAATGTGCCATCAGAATACCATCGTTCCATTATTCGTTTTGCTTGTATAAATTCTACATCTCGATCATCATGGAATACCTGCATCTCAACTCTGAAATGAAATATATGCCGATGTGGTGTACTTAAGAAACTAACATCGAGCCAATCGCCTGTTGCTAATTTAGGATCCGTTGCCGCAGCAGGATATTTGTGGATACCCTCTTTTTGGAATGTTACCCAAATATAACTTGTTTGTTTCATAATTATGTCAGATGTATTAATAATTGAGCTAGCAAAATTCATGCAAATAAGTCCTCAAGAGATGATGGTGCAATAATATTTACCGGAGATGAATCCATAAATTTTCCTACGTGTTTTTCCCAATAGATAAAATCCTCAGATGTTTTGACATCGAATAATGTACTATATTCATTTTCACAATTCTTATCTCTACAGAAACGTAAAAATTCATCTTTAGAATTCATTAAGTTTGAGACATCCATAGTAAAATTATGCACATTTGTTAAAATAAAGGAAAGTCGAGCACGCATAATATCTATAAATTTACCACCCTTTTCTAAATATTCACCGACTGAAATATTCATCAATTTATGATATTCTTCAGGGGAGTAATCTGTACCACATACTGAATTAATTTCGTTAGTAACAGTCCGATAGATATTAGAATATGGTCTACCCATTTTTACAGATGATCCACCATAGTCTCCAGGTGTACCTTTTTTACAATGTGAGAAGTAAAATAATCCGTTATCCAATGACATAGAATGTGTTGTAGAATCATATGATATATCAATATCTTTATAAAGACCAGTTTGGCTAAAAAGTAAATACGGCAATATGCGTTTTAATGCACCTACCCCTAGTACGTGTAGATGAAACGGTTTTTCAAAAGGTACAGCATTTACATAAAATGCTCGCTTTACATCTTCGAGTGGTCCCATACCCAATGCAGCCGATCCCATAGCGACACCGCCAATACGATGATGCAATTCTTTAGGAATTTCATCTAACATATATTCAGTCCACTGCTGATACGTATCTTGCCCTGACCCCTGAATAATAACAAAAGGACGACAATCACTTTTAACAGAATCAAATTTTAAAATTTGATCTTTAACATTCTTACCTGTCTGTCTTGCATATGTCTCAAAATTTTCCATATCAACATATCTACGTTTAGTATCAATTTTTGAGGATACGCCACTTGCAGAAGTAGATTTTACCGGAATCTCATCAAATGCCATTCCAATATCTGCCCATGCTGCCTGATTTTCATATACTTTGTTTCTTGTCTCAGGAGTATTCTGCAATCCACGAGTAACAATCTGCAAACCACCAGAGTCCGCATGAATATTTTTAACTGCTGGTCTATATTTTTGCAATTTCTTACCAAAGTTCTTTTCTGTAAATCCATTATACAAAAGAGAAAATTGATGATTATTTTTATTATGAACCGTTTTAAGAATCAAATCATTAATCATTTGCAATGTTTCAGGATCATCGCATTGCTCAGACCCCAACCGAAGGTATGCTGGTCCAGATATAACATATTCTAATTGTCGGCTCATACGAATAAACTTTCTAGTGAATTATCAGATTCTTCTTTTGGAACGAAGTTTTTGTCTTTAGATATATAGGTTTGTGTATCTGTGTATATTATATTAAATTTATGCTTGTTTGTCAATACAGAACGAACATCGTCAATAGACAAAGCTTTCCTATTTAGAGAAGTTATAAAATCTTTATACGTAGATACATCGACTTCATTAATTTTAGCTCTTTCAGAAATTGATTTAATATATTCAAAAGAATTAAAACACCGTTCCCATTCTTCTATACCATTTCTATCTAAAGTTCGTATTGATTCTAGAACTCCTTGTTGATACCAAAGTTCAGAATTCTTAAACTTTGCATATAGGTCAACGATTACCTTAGGTACTACTTTTTTCTGTACTGCAAAATAGTTAGTATTAGGAAAATTTCCTAACCAGGACATTCCCTCAATTGCAACGGTCGGCATGTGCCCTATTGTTTCATAAAATGCTAATCCAAAACTTTCTCGTATCGCAGGATTGTATGCTACTCTCGCAGACGTTAAAAAGTCTACCTTTTCTTGTCCATATATTCCTGATCTTATTTCATATTTAGCATTAATAGCTTGCAATGCAGTTTCAAACTTCTTTGCGCCTGTTGCATTTGTAATTACTTTTGCAGGCAATCCTGTTTGTTGAATCATCTCAATAAATGCTTCTGGATTTTTCCTAGGTTCCCATCGACCGATCCACAATACACCTTCTCTAGGCTTAATGTGCTTTTGTAGTAATGTTTTCTCAGTCATAAGTATTGGCAAATATTTCGCATTTGGTATTTTAGACTTATGTAATTCAGATAAATTTCGCAAAGTCTGAGTACCAATCGTAATACCTTTAACGCCCATTAATGCGTTAAATGTTTCATTAAATGATTCCGTAAATTCATTTTTCCATTCACGATCATCTAAAAATACCATACTTTCATTATGGGTATAATAAATTATTTGTATACTTTTTTGTAGATTCAATGAATAAATTGCGGGGAATGATTCTAATGTATTACATATAATAATGTCATACAAATTTTCATTAAGTGCTTTCATCATGGATTCCCTGAAATTTACCATCTTTTCAAAGTTAAAGGAATCCTCAAACATAAATGTTTTTGTATGGTTTGTATAGCTAATAGGTTCGGCGCAAATAAATCTTGCGCCTTGTTCTTCTAAGTATGTTTTGAACCCTGTATTAGATGCTGGTCTATCTAATATAATATCTACCTTATATCCGAGAGGAGTAAAAGTTTCAATAAAGGATTTTGCGAATTGACCTAATCCGCCGTGAGGAATAGTATGTTGATCACTAAGACAAAATGCTATTCTTTTTTTATACGTATTCATAGTTAATTATTCAACTCAATTTAATATTGTATTACGAATCGCCTAAAATTTTAATTAAATGGTTTGTTTGATATAACGCATCATCTAAAGCATTATGATGAACGCCGACCCTTTCATCTGCAGGAATCCAGTTAAATAAATTCTTAACTGTTCTATAACATCTATCATCCCAACATTTCCAAGGTGGTTCTCTATCGGAATACAAATATGCGTTAGTAAGAATTGTATTATCAAATACTGCACCGTTGCCCCATATAGGTAAACTCTTAGGACCGAACCAACCCTCAAAATTGGTTAATGCTTCGTCCAACGGAATAGTATTTTTAGTTAAAGCTTTTAGTGCTTCTTTATTTTGTTTAGACCACCATTCTACAGTATCCTTCGATATATGTAGACCAACATCTTTACACGTTTTTAAATCAATGGTGCAGTAAAAGGTATCAAGAATCTCTTTACCTTTAAACTTTACTGCACCTATTGAACAAATCGCCGCATGTGATCTTGTAGACATTGTTTCTAGATCAATCATAACATGAACAGTCATTTTTTGCCCATTCTCGCAATACTTAAAAATTCATTTCTTACTGCGGGGTCGGTCTTAAATCCTCCTCCGAGGCGTACGGTAACAGTAGAACTGCCCGTATCTTCAACACCTCTAGATTTAACACAGTAATGCTGAGCATCAATTAATACAGCAACATCGTCAGTATTTAGAATAAAACATAATGCATGAAAAATTTGTTCTGTTAACCGTTCCTGTATTTGAGGGCGCTTACTAAAATATTCTACGATACGATTAATTTTACTTAAACCAAGAACATGATTTTTAGGAACATATGCGATAGTCGCCAACCCATCAATAACTACAAAGTGATGCTCGCAATTACTTTGAACATTTACATTACGCTCAACAACCATTTCGTTATAACGCATTTTATTTTCAACCGTAGTACATTTTGGAAATGCATCATAATCTAATCCCCAAAATATTTCGTTGACATACATTTTTGCGACCCGTTTAGGGGTTTCCATTAGACTATCATCTGATAAGTCCAATCCAAGTGTGTCCATAATATTAATGAAATTCTTTTCAATAATCTCAATTTTTTCTTTACGATCAATTAGTCTAGAAATAGTAGGAGTTTCAACTCCCATTTTAACTAGGTAGGCATGTACTTGTTGACCTAATTCTGAATCTGTTTTAGTTTTGTTGTATGACATTTTAGAATCCTTCCTTACACGGATATGAGTTTTGTAATTTGTCGCCGTTGTGCGACATAGTTATTTATATGCTTCCCACCAAAAATTAATAAATTCTTTTTGATATTTTCGATTAATAGTTCTTGCATAATAATTTGGTATGTGTATCTGATCTATATTATAAACTAACACCGCAGTATCAATATCACAAAAACTATATAGTTCTTTCAATGTTATTAGAGTTTTGCCGGAGTCGCAAATATCATCTACTAGCAAAATTTTAGATTCGGGTTGTAATACTTGATTACGAATATCCTGCGTCGCCCAATCTCGTGTAGACCAATCTAAATTATATAATGGAATATTTAAAGCATGCGATAAACATACCGCAGGAATAAGTCCTCCACGTTTAATACCTACAACATAATCATACTTTTTATTACGTTGTTTTATTTTTGCCAACAAAGAATATATATCAGCATCATAATCAGAATAGCTATATTCCATTACGTTCCCCATTGATTCTTAAATAAGGGAACTTGTAATCTATCGGAATATCTCCAGCCCAACTTCATTGCCATTTCTGCAACTCGTTTATTGTTCATATAATACACGGTTTCAATACCACCTACCGGCATCAAATAAATATGCCCATAAAATCCGGCTTTGCGATATTCCGCTACTGCTTTTTCTGCTTCAACGACATCTTCTTCTGATGCTACTACAAATTTTAAATACGTATTGCCTATTTTTTGATAGTCACAAACTACATCTGGCTTAATTGCATCTTCCCACTTTTCTCCCGAAACAGATAATTTAGGGGAAACCGAAAAAGTTAATTTATCATAATCTCTACCAAATCGCGTCCATTCTTGAAATAGATAATCAGTAAATTCCTCAGTCAAAGATTGGGTACCGTTTGTTTCAAATGTTAGTTCATCTAAAGATTTCATCAAAGGATGTTCTAATAATTCTTCGTAGGATTTTTGCCAGCCCAATAAAGGTTCACCGCCAGTAATTACCAAATGCTCTTGTTGCCAACCTTTTGCGGGTAACAGGTCTACAATAGATTTTGCGATACTGTCAACTTCAAGGAGAGGAGATAGTCCCTTAAATCTAGGATCCCAACTTGCATAACTATCACACCCAGTACTTACCAAAGGAAGTTCTTGATATGTTTGGAATGATTCAATATTCATATGCGTATATGCAATATCATCTACTTCTGTACTAACTTGACCTTTTGGCATACCAAACCCTGCGCACTTAAAGTTACAACCAAATGTGCGCAAGAAAACAGAAGGAACACCCATGTACCGACCTTCTCCCTGAATACTATAAAATAGTTCTGCTACTTTAATTTTGCTCATATAAGTCTTTATCAATTTAATTATACAGTATATAGTATTTAGGTAAGTAAGTCTATAGTAGGAATATCCATTTCAGCAGACTTCTTTTTTCGAGATTTTGTTTCGGATGGGGTTTCCCGTTTTTCTGGATCAATTGTATCTAATTGTTTCTTTAAAAATTCAATTAATTGTCTACCCGATTCGCTATCATCATTTTGCTGAATAATTGAATCTAAGTCTAAATTTTCAATTATTTTATATTTGGTTGCTTGATGTTTTTTCTCTTTTTGGATTCTACGAATAAACGCAAAGAAAACAATTTGAGTATAATATGCGAAAGGATTAGATGATTTTGTGGGATCAAATTTTCCTGCGGCAGTTAAACAATTTTCTATACCATCTGAAATCATATCATCTCTAAAGGTATAATTAATAAAATTAGATTTATATGAAAGATGAGTTGCAATTTTAATAAAACATTCACCTATATAATCCGGAACCTGTGGGATTTCTTGGCCTGCTTCCTTCGCTGCATCTACGGCAGTTTTGTATATTAGTAGTTCTGCTAAGAATTTTTTATTATCCACATAATGAGCAGGATCCATTTTAGATTTAGTGGAGGGTTCTCGTACCTCTTCTACTTCTTGTAGTACCGGTGTCGTCTCGTCCATCGTAGTCATTTTCGTCGTCATGTGTTTCTCCCAAGGTTTCCAGGAATTCTTCTATTTCCTGAAGCTCATCTTCATTATCAAAATCTTCTGATAACCCATCTTCTATTTCATCTTCTAATGCTCGCTGTTCTAAATATGAAAAGTAATTCGATTTTAGCGATTCCTTAATATCTATAGCTGTAATAATCTGATCTGTAGAAATGTCATATACATTGCCATTTGCAAAACTAAACCAAGGTATAAGTATATACGTCTCTACCAAATTTTTACCTTTCGGAGTTCTAAGTACATTTAAAACTACCGGATTAGATATGCTTATCATACCTTTTTCTGTAAAATTTTTACAATTGTCCTCAGTCCCACAAATAATATTCTCTCCAGATGAAAGCTTCAATAGTTTATAGTATGTTATATCTTCCATTAGATTGACACCTTAATTAATTTGTAATTGAAATGTTCATCATTATAAATTTTAATACGTTCTATCATATGTAGTAAAGTATAGTTCTTTTTAGATTTCCAAGTAAGATCATCTCCGATATCATATAGAGTACAACTATCTTTATTATCACTTGTTCTAAGGCCTCTGCCAATTGATTGTAGATTACGTATACGAGACTTAGAAGGTGACGCAAAAATAATATTATGCAGATTTCGAATGTTTATCCCAGTTGAAAAAGTTCCATATGATGCTACAATTATAGCATCCTTTTCGTTTTCTGTCAATCCTCGTATTTGCTCACGTTGCTCTGTATCTGTTCCCCCATAAACAAAAAATACTTTTCGATTTGGTTCTTTTTGTTGAATCATTTCGTGTAGACTTTTTCCATGTTTTTCAACGTACTGAAAAAGTACCAACGTATTGTTAGTTTGTTTTAGAGCAAGATTACGAATAAATCTGTTTCTAGGTTCATATTGTACAAGGAAATCCATTTCCTCCTGATAAGAATTCCCTTTTAATGATTTTCTTATTTCATCTGGATATTCAAGTATAATATTAAATATTTTTAAATCTGCAAGAGTTTTATCTGTTATTAATTGCTTAGTAGATGTAACCTTTAATACTGGGCCAAATATACCTTCAAGCACTAATCGATGAGTTTTAAGACCATCTAAAGTACCAGTAGTTCCAATTCTAAAAGGTGAGCTGTCGCATTTATTTAGAATAGTAGTTAACGATTTTGCCTTAAATTGATGAGCTTCATCCCCGTATATTGTTTTAAAATCACTAAAAAAAGATTTAGGTAATTTATAAAGAGATTGCCATGTGCTAATTATAACATCATATTCATTAGATTTTTCGTGCCCACCGTAGATACGATGACAATGTTCAGATGCCTTCCACCCATTTATAGACGAGTAATCTTGAAAGTCGGTGTACATTTGTTCTACTAAAGACGTAGTTGGTACTAGAATAAGCTGACGTCGATTAAATTTTTCATGCCATCGTAATAAACAATATATTATAAGAGATTTACCTGAACCTGTAGGTGATAGTAACAAACGTCTACTATCAACAATCGCTGCATATACTGCATCTATTTGGTATTCTCGAATATTAATCGGTTGACCTTTAGATGCTAATTGTAAACTAAGACAAAATTCTTTTACCTGTTCATATGTTACTGGATCTTTAAAATTCGGAACAATTGCATCTTGTACTGTGTATTCCCGTTCTTTAGCAAATGCAGTTACATAATCTTTTAACCCTGTATACAATTCTTTCGTAAACATTGAAAATAATCTAACCTTGCCATCCCACATACGAGATTTATATAATGGATGAAACTTTGCACCAGGAACATCGAAACAAAAATGGTCACTAAGTTCCTGGGCAATTGAAGGTTCACATAATACTTTTATGTAGACTTCATCCTTTTTAATCAATGTTATATCCGCAGCCATTACATCATTCCACTTGTAAATTTATTCCACTCGATACAATTCTTTATATCCCATGTTCTACTATTTAAAGATCGAATAATTTGTTCAAGCTGATATAAAACAGTTTTAAAATATTCCACTTTATCCTCAAGAGTTATTAAGTCTTTATCACAGGACAAAAATTCATCCATTTCATTTTTTAGCGGTTTATTTCCTTGCCATTGATCCCATTCATATTCGGCAAGTTCGGCGCTTGTTAATTCGCCTCGATAATACCTATATTTTAATCGTCTGGTATTATAATAATCAGATTCCGCTTTGCGAAGATTTAGTTTGCTAGATGTTAGATAATTCAAATACTTGGCGTGAAGGTTTGGGGTTCTGGCAGATTCACGACCAAGATTCAATTCATCAATCTTACAATCCTCCGCCCAGGATTCTTGAAGATCGGATAATTTCATAAATTACCCTACTTGAATAATTTGAGAAGGGTTACCTTGGAAATTAAACGAACCATAATGGTTCAAAGAGATTGACGGGTCAAGCCAAATTTCACCGCCGATGTCTTGCCATCTACGACTAAACGTATAATCTTCAGATAGATATCGTTTATCCTTTGGATCAATCATTGTATCGAAGAATGCGTAAAAATGAGGATTTAATTCCGGCGGTGTATTCAAATCATTGTTATATTTTAGATCTGGATATGCCTCAATCATTTTATCAATAACTTCTCGCTTAATCATCATAAACCCGGTTGCACCATCATGTAAACGAATTAATCCGTTTTCAATTGCAATTTGTTTTTGTTCGCGGTTAATAAATTTAAAGTTAATTGCATAATCACTACCAAACGATGCAATCTGTTTATCGTCATACGTAGTATCATTTTGCCGAACGCTTTCACGAATACGCTGCCAATTAACACCCTTTTTAGGATATGCGCCGACGGCAACATCCTTATTATGGGCAATAAGTTTAATAACATCCTCAACTTGGAATTCGATATCTGCATCAATAAACATTAGACGAGTAAAATCGCTTTGTAGGAAATATGCCACCAAAACATTTCTAGCTCTAGTAACCAACGATTCATTCGCAATAGTTCCAAACGCAATAGGAATTTGATGTTGATTACAGAAAGTTAGTAATCGAATAGTTGATCTAAAATATGCTTCGGTTAATTGCCCACCATAACAGGGAGTGGCAATGAAAATACGTTCTTTACGAAGGTCGTCTAGTTTTACTTCTAGCTTTTTTTCGTTGGGATTGTTTGCTGCCTCTTGATTGCCGCCTGCCTTTGGCAATTTAGGAATTGAAGGCAGGGGCATAGGTTTTACTTTTGTATTCATAATAACTCCAAATTAAAAAAATTATAAAGGTTCTACTTCGAAAATAGTATATTTAAATGTAGCAATTGCAGTAAAATACTCTACGGTCTGAGAAGTAATATCAAAATCCAAAGCCTGTAATGATATAGGGAACAGGTTTTTAAATATTATATTTACTTTAGGCGAGTTTGTCGAGTCGAGAATAGTCAACGTACCATCCGAGTATGCCAAAATTTCCTCAGTTCCATCCTTCTTTGTGACAAATGGAAATCTACTTACTTTATTATCCGAAAATGTTTTGAATTGTGAATAATCTTTAGGGAATCCCAAACCAATTATCCAACGATACAATTCAAGATAGTTTCTCATATCTTCAGCAACAATAAATCTGATTGTAAACTCACCGAAGTTTATTTTATCTCCGACCGTCGGCAAATCCACAAAAGGAGTACTTTGAATAGCATATCCTAATTGTAAATCTGGAAGATTTGCTGATTGGCAAGTAAATGAGACTTTAGGTAAATCTTTTAAACTGAATCTAAACGCATTTGGTCGTAAATAATCATATGTGGTTGTTTGTGATTCCGATATAGCATTTTGAATAACGTCTATGTTTGCAGTGTATGCCATTGTACTCCTTTCTTCATCTTATTATTTATAGCCGATACAAAGGTTAAAAAAGGGGGAAGTTTCCTTCCCCCTTTAAATTCCGATCTTACTGTCGGCTACTTCAATTACATTAGGTTCGCAACCTTGGTACGACGATAATACTGATTGCGATTTGCTGTGAAGCTATCGCCATCCGAATCCGACAAGCTATCCGACGAAGTTACATATGGGTTAGCAATTAGGCCATAACGTGTCTTAAAGCCGATTTTTGGCTGGAAGCTGTTAGGATCAATTGCACGAACCATTTGTAACGGAACGTATGGGCAATAGAACATACCTGCATCGTAAGGACTTGTACCTTTGTAACCAACTACATAGAACTGGTTAGTAGCACCCAAATTCGACGAATACGGGTCAATATAAACTCTATAACGTCCGTTTAAAACGCCTGCGAATGTATTGCCTGTATCATCAACATTTAGATTTGTGCTTAATGCTGGAGCATAATCTAATACGCCTGACATAGCTAGTGCACTTGCAACGTCTGCTGAGCAAACGATGAAGTTACCTTTTCCTCTACGAGTGTCTTGTGCAATGTGGTTAGCATCACGTTCGATATTAAATAACAAGCCTTTAAAGCGCTCTACAGACCAACGTCCGTTTGAATCAATATCTAAGTCAAATGTACCTGCTGTTGCTGTTGAAGGCGAACCTGCTTTAGCAACTTTGTAGATTGTACGAACAACTTCGCGATTAATCTCAAACATAAATTCTTGCGAAAGAATGTTCGATAATTCTGCTTCAGCGTCAAGACCATGAATTGCTTTTAAGTCTTGTGCCAATTCAACGGTGTATTCTGCTTTCAATGCACGTGATTTAGCAGTAACTGTTGTCTTGTCAATCGAGAAAGACATTTCTGCGTAATCACTCTTAGCTTCCATCGACCCCGTTGGAATCGCATTACCTGTATTGTAAGCACCGAATACAGGATTGTTACCTGTACCATCAGTAAAGCCGCCAGAGAATCCAGTATTGGCTTCATTGAATAATGCTTCTTTACGGGTCGTAGTGTTATTACGCTCCGAACCATACATCGAACGCATTGCGAAGATTAGGCCAGTAGGACCTGTCATTGGTTGTACACCGCAAATGTCATAAGCCATTAGATTAGGCATTGCGCGACGGACTAGGCCAATTAGAATTGGGTCATACTTTTGAATACCATCAGTTGCGCTGATGTTATTCGAAGGTGTTTCGAAAAGCGCTTGACGCTCTTCACGTAAAGATTTTTCTTGATTCTCTAATAATACTGCAGTAACAGCACGCTTATACGAATCTTTAATTTGGGGTAGATCAGGATGATCTAAAATTGCGCCCCACTTTTGTTGATAATTCTCGGATAAAAACATGTAATTCTCCTTTATTTACAACTTATGTAATTTATAAGTTATACTCGTTTAATTGTTCTTGATAAGGCTTTAGCATACGAAGATACGACATCATTAGAAGCGAAGCTTTCTTCAATACTAGTTTCTTCTACAAGGGGTTGTGTTTGGGAAATTGTGAAAGACTCTTTTCCAGATGTTACTGGGAAATAATTTTCCTTAATTACCGCAACCTTTTCTCTGTAAATTTCTTCATTCTCAAAATTTACACCGTCTAAAAGTTTCGTTAATTTATTAACTTGGGTGTCAGCTAAATCATCAGTCATTTCACTGATAATTAAATGTTTCTTTAAAGACGACACTTCAGTATGTAAACCAACATTTTGTTCTAGTTGACGATCTAGACTTTCTTCTAAATCTGTTACCTTACTTTGTAATTCACCTATTACATCATATTTTTCCTCAGGCACTTCAATATAATGTTCTTTGAAGAGCGCCTTAAGTCCCGACATAAAATCTTCGGCTATTTCAGTACGCAACCCATTATCGATTGCTAGTTTGTTTTCTTCCATATAGTTTTCAACTACATAGTTTAGATAAGCATCGACCTTTTCAACAATGCTTTCTGTATATTCTTCAAACTCTGCAGAATATTTTTCTTCTAATGCTTCGCAAACTCTTTCCATTTCATCGTTGACTTTAGCAATGACTGCTGCTTCAAAAATGGATGTTGCTTTTTCTCTAAATTCTTCGGATAAGTCTTCGCCGAAAATAGATGCCATATCAATATTTAATTCTTGATCTGCTTCTGACAATTCGTCCATATTTTCGTCGTCCCCTGTCTCAACCCCTTCCGCACGCCTAAAGACAATTTTACCTGCTTTATCTGTAGATGTTTCATTGCCTCTAGCGGTATCTTTAAATTGTAAACGACCTTGATCGTCAACCGAAGATTTAACTTCTACGTTTTTATCTTTCTTGTAGACTAAGCGGCCTTTGTCGTCTACGGATGTCTGAATGTCCTTATATCGGTCATTTATTGTGCTATCCGTATCTGCCTCAGAAACAACTTCTTCTTCCTCACGAATACCGGTATTCATAGGAATGGCTGGCCAACTAGCACCTAGGTTCGGTGTACCTTGAACCGTAGTAAAGTTAGGGGCTACTCCAACTGAACCTTTCATCGCAATAGTATTTTTAGAAATACCTTTTGCAGTAATGGCGCCTTGATTTGCTTCATTTTCTCCGCGATCTTCATGGGATGCTTCTTCTGAACTACCTTGTTTAGGAGAAGATGAATCTCCTCCATTGGCAGGTTTGATCGAGGAATCCTTTGTTACATTGGACGAACTTCCGGCAGCTTCATCTAAAGAAGCTTTGACCTTTACATTCTCCAACAATTCCTTAATTTTGCTTTCTACTGACATTAGAGTCTCCTAATTGTATGAATATACTCAAGCATTATTTATAATTCTAGTTATCTAGACACTCGGGATAAGAATTGTTCGAAAATTCTTAATTTGGTTTCTTCCAGATTTTTACCAGAAGTTTTTCTTATTTCCTTTTGTGCATTTTCTATATGCACAGCTTTCCAGATACCGCTTTCTAATATCCATTCCGCAGATTCCATAATACCTTGAACAAAGGCATCTGGGGCAGATGGATCAGCTACAATGTCTACTGTCGCAAGATGAAAATCATCCTGCACTTCATTGACGCCTTCAGAATTCATTTTTAGAGATCCAAGACCTCTAGTTGATACACCTAATTGAACTTCGTTTTCAATTAAATTTCTTGCAATAATACCCATTGGAGTTTCTAGTATTTTTGCTTTACCATACACATCGCTACCATTCATTTCTAATTTTGTAATTAAATGAGAAACTTGGTGCAAATTAATCGATGGGTTATCCGGATGACCTAATTCGCCCAAAGATCTTTTTTGTTCAATTAGCTCTTTATATTTTTGAACTTCGCGCTCCATAATAGGTTTGCCATAAGTTCTATTATTTTTATTTTTTCTATTTGCTTGAGCAAATACGCCTTCGATATAAATGGTTTTGCCGCCACCTTGTTTTTCTTCGGTGAGGTACTTTAAATCTTGAGCAACTTCTTTAATTAGTCTCATATCTATTTACCTAGGTACTATTTGTTGATTTGGTTCAATAAATCCGCTAGCTTTTGTAATTGACAAATACAATAAAGAATTTGCCGGCATTGCGATAGAAATATTTGCAGAATTTGCAACTGTATCAGAAATACCAAACATTTGCGTCAATGTCCAATTATCATTACCAGACAAATATTGCGTAACATTCCCATTTCGCGTAATTACGATTGGTGTTACCCCGGGAGTAGACCACACCATACCGGTAATATTCATGGCCACATTGCCATTGTCTAAAGTTTCATCCGCCAACTTAAGATCAAAAGTTGTTATATTTGCTTGACCATCTCCAATAAGTTTTACCGAAGCTTGTTGTCTAACTTTCTTAAGTACTGTTTTTGTGACTGCCATTATTGCCTCTTATTTCTTAGCTGTTTTTGCAGCATCTTTAAACGCTTGAGCGGTTGGCGCACCTTCAGTACCGGGTTTGCGCATTTTTTCATTACTGCCCGCAGCAATACGTTTACGTTTAGCCTGTATATTTGCATAAAGGCCGGGCTTAGCAGCTTCATTTTTCATAGCATCAATTTCTGCTTGTTTCTGGGCAGCATACTTTTTATAATAGCTAGGATCAGGTAAACCGCTTTGTTTTCTATATTTAGCCTGCGCAATTTCTGCTTTAGTTTGCGTAGGATAATTAATTTTGATTTTTATTTTTTTAGCAATCTCATCTAATGCCGTTATACTAGTATCATATTCTTCCGAATGTTCTTTATTAAAATTCGGATTCTTTTTAGCAAAATCTGCAGGTGGTAATACCGCCATTGCTTTACCTGTTTTATCTACAGCCTGCCCCTGATCTAAATCTTCTCTATCTTTTGCAATTTTGTATCGTTTTTCTAATTGCGACTTATGCTCAGGATTACTAATATGTTGTGGATTAGATAACATATCTTTTAATTGTGATGCTTGTGTTTTAGGTGCGTCTAATTCCTCGCCAATTGGTCCACTTGGTTCTCTTAGACGAGACGCAATTTCTCGTTTTGTAAGTTTTGTTGAAGGCTCACCCATTGTAGGTTCTCTTCTGCCCATACGATCTGGGGGAGAAACCGGTTCTCCCATTGTAGGTTCTTTTCTACCTGCACGATCGGGTTTACTAGTTTTCGAAGGTTCGGGAATTACGTCGGTCAATGTGGGATAATCTTGTTTCTTTGTACTAGTATTCCCAGCACGAACCTTTTCCATCTCCGCATCATATCTAGTTTTAAGATCAGGTTTAGCAGGTTCTGTTTTAACTGGCTCAGCTGCAGGTTCTGCATATCTACGATAAACACCTCCAATTGGAACTGTTTTGCCGACATTACTAGTTGTAGTGCTGCCGACTCCGGCTCCGCCGCCGCCCATTTCTGTGCCTCGGTCATCACCAGGTTTACGAAACCCTTTAGGTGGTACCATTTGCTCATCAATTTCAACTTCAACTTCTTCATTGCGCTTAGCAGCATATGATGCACCTAAAGCCATGCGGATTCTTTCCTGTTTGCTTTTACCTGCAAATTTAGGATTGTCACTTTTTACAAAATCATGTATCCACTTGCCAGTAGGATCCGAAGATTTTAATTTTTCTAAAAGAGACTCTTCTCGAATTGAATTAAATTTTTTCATCTTAGTTTATTTTGGTTTCTTAGGAGTAGCAGGCGGAGTAGGAGTTGGCTCTGCCATTTTTTTACCAGCTTCACCGGTAAACACGTCGCCAATTGCTGCAGCTACGTCTAGTATTTTTTTGGTTAACCCGGAACCGCCGGCTGGGCCTCTTCCGCTTGCAACTCCTGGTGCATTGTCATCTGATTCACCTAAACCAGATGCAACTTCTTGTTTTTTATGGTCAAGTGCATCTGTTAGCTTATCTGCGATAGCCGCATCAAAGTCTCGCATAGCATCGGTTTCGCGGTTAGCGATAATATTACTTACCATACTTCTAATTGTGTCTTTTTCCATAATGACTCCTATTGCTGCGGATTTCCGGGTTGTTCTGTATTTATTGGCTGAGGAGCGGGCTCTTGCTCAATCTCAGTTTTCATAATTTGTATTTCTTTATCTGACATACGTAGTACATCTTTCATTACAAATCGTTGACTAAAATATGTACCAACATACGGGGTTATCATATTTAATAAATCAATTTGATTTCTATAATTCTCAGCACTCTTCATTTCATCAAAGTATTGATCTTGCGCATACTTATATTGAATCTTTTCTTTAATACTTTCCCAATCTTTATCTGTCAACACACCCTTTAATAGCAATTGTGTTTTTAAAATATCATTAAATAAAATATTAAACTTTTTACGAAGTCTACCTACAAATTTTGCAAATTTTAATTCATCTCTAGTAATTTCTGTTGCTCTACCAAAAGATATACCAGATTGTGCCTGCATTCTAGATAAAGGAACATTTAATGCTTGATATAATTTAGTTTGAAAGTAATTAATATCTTCAATCTGTCCTAAATTTTCCCCGCCAGGTAATGTAGTAATTTCGGTTCCTCTGCCACCTTCTCTGCGAGGTAACCAAAAATCTTCAAGCAATGACATAAATTTCCTATCATCTCGAATTTCACCTGTGCTAGAATCATATACAATTTTATTTCTGTAGCGAGCCATAATATCTTTTAAATATTGCTCAGCTTTAATTTTAGGTAAATTGCCTACATCAATGTAAAATATTCTACGTTCAGGTGCTCTTGCTAATCTGTAAATTACCAGAGCATCTTCCATCATTTTTAGTTGATTTACTGCCTTGATCGATTTATGTAAATAACCAAGTACAACATTCTTTTCTAAATCCATCATCCCAGAAGGAACAAATGCCACTGCGTCAGGTGAAATTCGAATGCCTTGATTTGCAGTAGTAGAGAATGAATAATTCGGATTATAATTTATTCCCTTTTCGTTATAGATAAAGAATTCTTTTATATCTTTAACTATATCTATACCGGAATTTACATCCTTTTCCTTCTTAATTTCTTTTACTTTACGAATTTTTCTAGGATCGATTTGCATCAATTCTACAATCCCTCGTTTAGGATTTTTCATATCAATAATTTTTTGATAGTATAATCTACCATCAATATACCAACGCCTAAAAATATCATGAGCCTTATTATTAAATTCTAATAGCTCAAGTATTTTATTAAATTCATTTTCAATTGTATCTTTTATATCATCCGGAATATCTAACTTGTCCAAATTGATTTTTACTACAACATCGTCATCCACGGATGCGATTGCTTCGGTTACAATTTCATCTACTGCTGTAGAACAATCCGAATATGCTGCGGCTTCTCTGTATCGTGTAATTAAATCCGACTCAGATTTTGCCGTAGCATCCATATCTAAATAGGTGCCAAAATACCCCCCAGCTTGAATGCCGCTGGATTGTATAGTAGTGGCACCATCATCAGATACCGGTGTCATGAATTCTTGATTTCTTTTATCTATCTTCTCTTCTTCTCGAGCGATAGTGAAACCAAATAGCTTAATTGCCATAATTAAATCACTTTATATAATATTAACCTGCGACTGAACCAAATATATTCAACGAATCTACCAACTGTGAAGCTGGCGTACTGCTAACTTCAAATGTCTGATATTGGAATGCAACTTGGAATGAGGATATTTGGTCATTTGTACCAAAGTCCAAACCAACTGCACTAATATCGGTTGGGAATACACCCAACATTTTATATTGTTTAAGAATAGCACCGTTACGATCTAACTGCGATATAAACATATCTGTTTGATATTGCGCAGGAGTTAACGCTCCGGTTTTTGTTCTTAAATTTTCCATGCCATTCATCCATTGTTCTATAGCAGTCCGAAGTGTAAACCCCGAATCATTAAGTATAGTACAACTGAACGGTGCAAATGTTCTATCACCGGCCATTGTTATTAGTCTGCCCCGATAATAAACCGGAGTGACACCTAATGTTTGACCAGGCAATTCTGCCGCAGTAATTAAAAATGGAGCTTTAGTTACTGCGAGCGCACGACTTGCAACATAGTTAGGAAATGTTAATTGAACTGCAAACTGGTTCGGTCGTGCGCCCCCGTTCGTTAGTTCAGCTTTAAATCTATCTACATTAAATGGTATTGCCATTTCTTCTTACTCCTATTATGCGCCGACTTCTTCGAAGGATACGCCTGTTCTTGTTGCAATAAAATTCAATTGAATAAAATTGATTGCTCGAGCAGGTTTAATGTATATATCAGCAACAAATTCATTGCGATCTATAACTTCTCCAGTATTGTTTGTTTCATCACAAACAACTCTGAAGTCTGTAACGCCTCTACGTCCTTGGACATCTCTTAAGAATGGCTCTACAAGATTTCTAAATTGTGCTCGCGTAAATGCGTCATTAAATTCAAACAACTGAAATTTTGATGCCGTTGCAATTGCTTTTTCAAGAACAATAAACAATCTACGTACATTAATACGATCAAACGCACTTGGTCTTGCTAACAATGTTTTATCACCGAATAACAATGTACCTTGTCCTGGGAATGTTACTACAGGATTTACGCCCTTTTTATATAATGTATCTCTATCTGCTTTAGATGGAGACCAGGCTAATTTAACAACATTCTTAATTACACCTCTGTTATATCCTGCAGGAGAGAACCAAGGATCAGCAATATAATCTGTTCTAGCAGATAATCCTGCAATATCGCCATTCAACGGAACATATCTATATTTATCATTGTAACGATCATATTGATATTTCCATCCCGAATCTAACACCGCAAAAGATGAGGATGTTAAATTGTCTCTATATGTAGTTATTCTTGATGCCTGTCCTGTTGTATTTACCACATCTGAATATGGAGGAGATGCAAATACTACGCAATCTCTTCTGCTTTCTGCAATTGCGATAACCGAATTTACTGCGGTATAAGATGTTGTTGGTCCCATCGGAATCAATCCAACGTCGTACGCCTCATCGTTCGAGAAAATTGCATAACCCGTTAAAATATTTGCAATGCTAACAGTATCTCCAGATACACCCTGTGTTAATGTATTTGTGACATTTGCTGTTAATGATCCGAAGGTCGTATCTTGAGCAACTTGGCCCCAATTGGTTCCACCTAAAGTTGTACTAGGATGATCTAATACCCAAACATATGTTGATCTATCATTAATTACATCTTTATAGTAATTTGATGCTTGATCCGATGTCTTTGCATCTGATGCTTTAGATAAGAACGAATATTTTTCTAATACTGAATTAGGAGTACCGGTAAATGTTCCTCTGACATCAATAACAATTACATGTATTTCATCATTAGATCCACCTTTTGCAGCAACCAACGCAGATGTGCCTGGCGCAGAATCAAACGCTGATGCATATGCCCATCCTGAGTATGTACTAGAGTCAGCTAAAGAAACTTTTATACTGTTCCCCATTGCACCAGGATATCTAGCAGCAAACATACCGTAATTTAAACCACCTGCGCTATAAGCAGAAATATATGTATCTTTGTTTTCAATTAAAGGAGAAACATAATCTACCGTCACCGTAGCATTTGCAACTTCTGTATTTTCAGTGATTGTTACTGTTGGTGTAGCAACATAACCGCTACCCGAATTTGTAATATTTGCACCAACAACTTGAAACCCTATTTGAGCTAATATAACTGCATTACTTGTTAAATATGGCAAATCTTGCGTAGCAGGAACAACCAATACATTTGCAACAGTATATCCATATCCGGCATTTGTAATTGCCACATCAATAATTTCTGCCTCTAACCGCGTATTTGCCGTTGCGTCAGTTCCACCTAAAGTATTATTTCTATTAAGTGTAACATTAGGAGCAAATGCATACCCGCCAGCGCCAGGATTTAATAATGTGATTTTATTAATATACCCATAACCTAAATTAGCAGTTAATACTGCATCAACACCGGTGTTGCCGTCTAATCTATTTACTGTTATAGTTGGCGCAGTTAAATAACCATTGCCGCTGCTAGTAATTGTATAACCCGACACTACGTTTCCTGTTATTACAGGAACAATTGTTGCATGTTGTCCACCAGGTACAAGTGTACCACCAGATACAACAATATTCGCATCCCCGTAATTTGTACCGGCTGTAGATATTTGAATATCTTTTAATTTAAAGTGTACATCTAAATTAGCAGATGCACTAGTAGAACCTTGATTCTGTATTACGACATTGGATAAAGTCGTATAATTATTACCAGAGTTAATTAAATTAATTGCTCCGATTTGACCTGCCCCTAATAAAGCAGTTAATATAGCGCCAGCTCCGTCTCCGTTGACAACTAATGTAGGTGCAACAGAATAACCAAAGCCTGCAGTAGAAATGCCCGTCCCAAAAACATTGCCCGTCGAATACAATATTGGCGTTGCTGTTGCTGTCGTACCACCAAATGGCGATGTAGGTGCACTAATTGTTAGCGTGATGCTATTAACATCAGAAAATCCACGATCACTTGATGTAATATTGATAGCAGAAACAGTACCATTTGGCACCGATACCGCATTTTGCGCTAAAGATTTATCAACAACTCTAGTTATTTGTAAATTGTTTCCATACGATAAGAAATTTGCTGCGGTAAAGAAGTATCCTGCAGTTGTATCATTTGGGACACCAAATTGTTCTACAAGTTTTCCTTCAGAATCTACAGTTACTACTTGCTCAACAGGTCCCCATTGAAATGCGCCCGAAAATGCTCCCGCAGTAGTTGCAACCGAGGGAACAACAGTTGTTCTATCTTCTTCGGTAACTACAACGCCAGGTGAAAGCTGAAATGCCATCTTCTTCTCCTTGATAATTTTATAGATATCTCTCTATAATTTGATTTCTATTTATTTATAATTACCAACAATTAGACTTTTTCCAACCAATTTAGCACAACTTTATTCATATCTTTACCATTACTATTCGAAAACCAAAGATCTCCATTCACATCTTCTTCCGGCACCGATCGTTCAGTAGGGCCCTCATCTATAAATCCAAACGGAGTAAGGTTTTCTTCAATTTGTTTGAATTGCTCTTCGTACAATACTTTTCGCAGATTTGTATCTGTTAAATCTTTAAAGAAAGATTCATTTGACGCCCAAGCAAAAAGTACCAACGTCATTACAAGATCATCATGATAACCTTCATCCGCTTTGTAAAATCCACGTATTTCAATAAAGGTTGAAATTTCTCCAATAATATCTGTATCATGTATCAAAAGTTTGTTACTTTCAACCATACTTTTGAAAGCGGTGCAGCCTAGTCTTTTTACTAATTTTGTAGTTCGTACTCCAAGTGTAGCTCCAGAACTAAATCCACCGGATAAATATTGTCCAGATTTAGAATTACTTCCTACAAAGAATACGTTTTCATATTCAAGATCAGTATACAGTGAGTCGGCGACTTGTTGCCCGTTATCGTTTATCTCAATTAAACAATATGCCTTATGGTAATCTTTAGCAACCTTATGTATAATGTTAGGATATAATAGCGGACTAATCTTATTGCTTCTATATTTTGCCACCACTGTATAGGGGTATGCTGTTATATCCATAACCGTAAAGGCGCAATGGTCTCCTCCGACGCCTCTAGAAGTATCCGCCACAAGCATATAGACGTGATCTTCTTCCGGCTCTACAATTATATCTAAACCATCTTTACTATATACGTACGGCTTAGATGACATCCTGCCTATTGTATCCGGATTAACTAATGTGTTCGATGAACCTAAGAAATTACATAATACTTCTTGGTTAAACTTAAGCTCACCTAGAATAGCCCTTTGTTCATCTGCCCATTTTTTATCTCTACCAGGAATTTCGCTATAGTGAATAAACATTGGAACAAATCCATTGAGGCCTTGTTCTGCTTCATTCCAAAATTTCCAAAAATGGTTATAACCTAATGGAGTGGAAGTTAGAAGAATTTTTGTTGTTTCACCTGCAGATACAACTGGATATACAGAAGTGAAAAAATCCTCAGCTACATTATTGGGAATAATTGCCGCTTCATCAATATATAACCAATTAACAGATTTTCCTCGAATACCCGAAGAACTTGTAGCAGCGGTAAAAATTCTAGATCCATTTTCTAATTCAATATCGCCTTTGTTGAATGTCTTAACACCTTGTTGCATCCAGATAGGTAAACATTCATACATCAATTCATACCGATATAATACTTCTCTTGCTGCGCTAGATTTATTTGCTAGAATAGCAACCGTTTTATTAGACTGAAATAAAGTATACCATAGAATACATGCAGCAGAAGTAATTGTTTTACCCTGTTGTCTACCTTCCATTAATATAACTTTGCGATTATTAAGAATAAGATCAACTTTTCTTTTTTGGCATTCATACAAAGTAAAGGGAATTAATCCTTTATCTAAAGAAACAATTTTGCAATATGTTTCAATAAAATATATAGGATTTTGAATGCACTTCATTAATTCCGATACTTGTTCGGAAGTGTATGATATGGTGGTACCAACTTGTTTTAAATTTGGATTACCATTATAAGAAATTTTCTTACTGGTCGATGCTGATACTATCATTTTTATTGCCCAATAATTTCATAAGTTCAGCAGTTGAACCTGCAAATACTACATTATTCTGAGTACCGATGTGCCCATGTCCTGCTGGTTTATCTTTGTCTAATTCTTTAACTTGTTTTTGCAATGCAAGCAAATCCTTAGATACATCGGATAATGTTTTAATAAATTGCCCGGCAACTTCATAATGTCTAGGAGTTTCAGAATTTTTAGAAAGTTCTATAAGATTTTCTAAAGTGTCTCCGCCCTGTATAATAAGAGTACGAAGAGTATTTCTTGCTAATTGATAATCTTCTTCTTGATCTGTTTCCTTATTAGAATTTAAATTTGACGCAACAGGTGCCGTAGTAAGAGCATTGGTCTGTTCCATAACTGGATCTATATCAAACAAATCGTGCAAATTCTCTAAATTTTTCATTTAAAAATCTTCAAAACTTTCTACATAACCATAAGTGTCATTTACATTTGCAGTGGGGGAATCTGGTTCTACTGTAATCTTTTGTTGTTGGTTCGTCAAATCTGGAGAATTAAAGGTATTGGCAATAACCTTTTTAATTACCCCTTGTTTATTAATAGGACCATAAAAATTAAGTTTAACCGTGAACCCAAGTGTCCACATCACAGATCGTCTGGTTACAAAATCACCTTCGTAATCATCTTCAAATCCAATTGTATTTAATAAGATAGGAAGGTCATTTTGTATATTTAATTCTGGGATTGCCTTTAAAGTTAAATTGTAGTCCGGATTAAAGTAAGGCAATATTTGTTCAATTATTTGCAAACCATCATCTTGATTCCTTGCATAGATATAAAGCAGCATAGATAGATTATACGGAGTAGGAGCATATTGTGTACTTGCTGTAGTACTTGAATCTAATGCTCTTGTCTGTTGTATCGGGCTAACTTTTCGGTTAGGATCATAATCTAAAGATACTAACTCAAACCCCATTCTAGGCAAAATAACCTGAAATTGATTTGTTTCAATAGTTGGTTGTTGATTTATTCTAGCTAAAAATTTCTGTTTAGGAGAATACGATAACGGTACCCGTTGTACATTTATAGTATTACCGTTACCATCTTTTCGTTCAATGGTTATACTATTGAACATATTACCAAAAGCAACAATAGCTTTTCTAACTGTTCCCCAATAAAATCTTTGATCTAACATTTAAGGATCTCCAAACGGATTTCGTTCAGAAAAATCCAAAACTGCATTTTTTTCTGCTCGTATTTTTTCATTATCTGCACCAACCGTTGGCTTATTCGAAGTATAATCCTCTAATACCATTGGAGTTAATTCAGAAGTTTCTAATAATATACTATCTCCGCTTTCGGAAATTATTTCAAAGTTATCTATACCCAAATCATAACCAGATGCCAATTGATCTATTTCAGCAACACCGGTGTTAAATCTTTCATTAGAATATTGCATCAATTCCCCATATAGGGTGTAAACATATAATTTGCCTACCTGATAAAATGGTACGGCATGTTCGACTTTTCGTATCTCAAAAAAACCTTTTGTCAACGGAAAATAAATTACGTCACCTTCTGCCGGTCTAGTTAATATAGAATTACCTGTGCTACCAATTACATCTGACCAACGTTTTCTTGCGACAACAAATGTAGCCGAATCTCTAATCTCAACACCAAATTTCGTTAATAATTCGCTATCACCTTCGAACCCATTATTAGATTGTAAATACATCTCAATTGGGTAAGCGTGATCAAAAGTATTAGTTGGGTCTTCAGTTAGAACATTATCATAGTTACTAGGAGTACGTGGTATATAATAGACTTCGAATCCATAAATTTTCATCGATTCAATAATTAAATCTTCATAGATATTCTGCTCAGAGGCACGACCTATGTTCTTACCAGATTGAAAATAATGGTTAACTGTTGCCATTTTTAGTATTGACTTTCTATTGACAAGGTGTTATCATCTCTATGTACCCTATTAATAAACACTACATTATTATATTCCATTATTAATTAGCCTGTAAAAAAGTCTACAGGTAGCTGAAAACTGGATTGTATATCATCTTCAATTTGTTTGATCTCTACCATAGCTTCATTATAAATCGTTTCACCGTTAAGCGTTACTCCGCCAGGTAATTGCATACCGGAAAACTTCTTAAGATTATCTCCCCATTGCCGTTTAATCAAAGCAGTAGTATACATTTTAAGGAATCTATCATCATACACATCCCGATATGTTTCCGGATCTAATATTCGGTAACAATCAACTAACAGATATTCGCCTACGGCGACATCAGCACTCCAATCCATATCAATAAAAAGTCTATTCATATGACGATTAAATCTGATTGGCTTTTGCCCTACAAGTAATTGGTTAATTAATTCAATTTCTCTTTTCACAGTGTAATAGTAAATCAAATCCGTAGACATTAAACTATACAAATCGTTAATCATAATTTGATATTTTAAGCTAAAAAGATTCAATCCATCTGATTTATTTGTAAATGGAAAAATTTCCTGCACGCCCACAACCGTATCGGGTACAGTAATATATTGATTAGTTTTATCTTCTTGCGTAATTTGATGTTTTAAATATACCCGTTCTATAGCATCATAATGATATTCACGATAAAATTGGAAGGCATCGTCAATTCTATCTTCCACTTGATCGTCATCTACGTTTATTTCAAGAACAGGTGATCCTAACCTACGTAGGCAATAGTCTCGTAGACCTTCTCTGGATGTTACTTTAGCCATGTGTTACTCCCGGATTAACCGTGACAATTCCTTCTATTATTCTTAATACAATATTACCTGAAGTAGCAAGTACATCATACAAATATCTGCCTGATTTTAAATTTGCAGTAGCAGATGCAACTAAAGATACTTGAACATTGCCGTTTGCAGCATCAATAATAGCTGAGGTAAAAACTATAGAATTTGCAGCAGGATACGATCTTCGCATTTCGCTAGAAATAGTATATCCGGATAACGAGATAGGATTTTTACTATTATCTAAATATTCTATATATTCAGTAAATGTAGCGCCCTGATCAATAATTAAATTTTTTGTTGTTGCCATTTTAGTTTACAGTTGGTGCGTATTCGAAACCGTTTTTTATCATTTCTTTTCCAATAATATCTAATAGAACGTCATCAATTTGCTGATATTTGCCTTGTAATGTTATTAACAATTTATCAGTAAGGCGTTCTATAGAACCTCGCATTTCGTAAACTTCTACCGTAACTTTAGTCACATCTTCGAAATAATTTACTGCAACATTAGTTATATTTAAACTCATAGTATTGCTCCTTATCTAAATCTACCATAATAGACTCTATACGCAAGATTTACAATTGCATCACCTTCTACGGTGTTATAACCTTGTCTATCGAAATTATTTTTGCATACAATTTTTAACACGCCCGATTCAACAACTGTTGTTATTATACTAGATCCTAATAATAATCCTGTACTAGGTTGTCGTATTACACGCACAATTGTTGAACCTGTTCCGCTAACTACATATGATCCTGAATCGGAGATTCCGCCGTTAATAGTATAAAATGGCATTAAGAAATAATTTTGATCGGTGATTGTAGAATTATTTATCAATACAAATTCATCAGTTCTATTGACATATGTTGCATTAGGATCAGCGCCCAATACCGTAGGTATAGATAATACGCCTGGGATGTTGTATATTATATGCGGCATTCTTCTATCTAAAGAAAACTTAAGATCGCCGGCACTATTAGTTATACTAAAATTATCTTTTTCTAAAGTAATACCCATTACTGCACTCCAAGGTAAAGTAGATTCGAATTAATATTAAGTGCAGAATTAAAAAAATAATTTTTAATATTATATTTGTATGTTAATGCAGCCCCTTGACCAACCAAAGTTTCTCCTAGTGGCCAAATTATATTCGTATTTGTTAATGTAATTGCCCCTGACCGTTCATCATACAACCCGCCTTCTAATGAATTTTCCGCACTAGCTTCTGTTATTGTTCTACCTTGGGAATATCCTATAGTTATATAATGTATAGTTGCATTATAAGTATCATACCCATATTGACTTCGTATATCCGAATATTTGTTAAGATATGCAATTGGATCAAATGTTATTGTGCGGTCTTCACGTTCATTTGCGTAATGTATTTGCCCTGCAACAGGATCTGCTCCTAATGATAATATTAAATCCGAATAGCTTGCTATATACCTTAATGCATCTGCAGTTGAGATATAAAAAAGATTAATTGGTAATGACCCTGCAGTGTCTCCGGGCAATCCAGGTATAACATTTAAATAACTATTGGGGTTTGCAATAGATGACGTAGATATTATTTCCTCATTCCCATTTAAATTCTGTAGGAATATATTTAAATCTGTTGGGAATATTATATAAGTTCCGTCGGATTGTAATTCTGATCTATATAGTGAATTTTTACTTATTTCTATACCATATCCTAAAGTCGTAGGTTGCTCCACATAATCATATTTTCCTGCAACTTCCTGCCAATTGTAATGTATATACTGATCTAATTTTGTGATAAATCCCGAAAAAGTGTAACCGCCAATGAAGAAATCAAAAAATCCAGTTCTAACAGGGGGCTTATCTATAAGTAAAAGATTAACAAATGAGTTAACATCTAAAACACCATTTACGGAATAATTTTCTATAAACGGACCCTTTGTTGGAATATCTTGTCCTAAATTTTCTCGAGTTTGTATATCTGAATATGTTGTCAATGAAATACCTGTTGCAGTTTCTCTATAAACTCGCAAATCGGCAGATAGTAATGTTTTTGTAAAAGAGTAACTTGCAGAATTATTAAATTGATCTATATTTTTATATAGATAACTTCTTTCTGTACTAAATACATTTCCAAGTGTTACTAAATTTTGTGATGCGTTTAACAGGTATACGTTAGACATATTATATTGTTGGTACGTTAGCAATATTGTTAAACGCTAATATTGTATATCTTTTAGTTACATACGATAAAGGCTCTAATCTAACAAAATAATTTTCTTTAATATAAAATTTTGTACTATCCATCATTAATGTCGCCAATCTAAAAGAATTATTATTCAAATTTTGAACAAAAGTATTTGCGCCTATAATTTCATTTGTATCCGAATCTAATAATATTGCACATGGAACAAATCCAAAATTGTGATTTGCTATTGTGTAGATATTGGTTCCATGATTTGGGAAATTAGGTGCGCTCTTGCCTTTTTTATTATTCTCATCGGTATTTACTTCAATGTTTGAATACGATTGCACAAAATTAGTTTTCCATAAAATATTAAAATACTCAAAACGAGTATCAAAATATATACGATCTAAACTATTCAACGGATTATTCAATGGAGTATTACTACCCGTTTGCCCCGTAGGATTATTAAAGATAGAAACTACCTTTTTGCCTGAAACTGTGCCTGCCCAAAAAACATTAGTCGACATTTTTTAATATTTTATTTCTATAAATTACAGCAATTTTTTGTTTATAACTTAGCGTCAAATCTTGTATAGTAGAAAATCTTCCGGCTAAATGATGCAAAATTTTTCCCTCACCTAAATATATTGCCCCATGATTTGGCATAGAGCTTCCTATCCTCATAATTAATACGTCATGCTTTTGTATATCGGATACTTCTTCGAATGAATAATCCTTTGCATTATCTACATATAAGTTCTCACCTTGAGTCCACCATTCCCAATTTCTTTGTATATTTGTTGGCAAGTAAATATTAAAATTTCTTTTATAATAATCTCTTATCAATGTGTAGCAATCAAATAAACCATGTAAGAATGGTCTATTTTCAAAATTAGCATTCTCAAAATACCGATTAGGTATAAAAATTTCTGAAATATTTTTAGAAGAACCTATTGTAACAATTGGTATTTTTATAAAATTCAATAACTCTCGTTCTTCGAAGGTTAATTTATCTACTTCTGCATTTACTTTTTTTAATAATAATACTACTGATTTATTTGCAGTATCTGTTAAAATTAATTTACCTTCTTGTTGACTAAGAAATAATTTATTTTCTTTTTCTAAAATCTTAAAAAATTCATCAGGAACATTATGACCTAGCATATTAAATTTCTATTCGAATAAACTTACTGTTCAAATCTATAACCATTCTACCGTCGGTTGACCTTAATACACCGGTAGTTACTGTACCTAAATTCTGCGAAATTTCTGATAGATTATTCGCACTAACTGATATACCTGTAAATATATTTGGAGCCAATTGTGCTCGTTGTATTGTACCTGCAACAATTTTTGTGCCATCTATTGTATTTGCTGCTAATTTATTACCGGTAATCGAATTGTCTTGTATCTTTGTAGATGTTACAGAGTTTGTACTTAACTTTGCAGACGTTATTGCAAAATCGGCAATTTCTCTAGTTGTAATAGTATTACTTACTAATTTACTACCAATAATAACATTGGATGCAATTTTACTAGTTATAACCGCGTTTGAAGCCAACTCTACGTTACCTACTTGTCCCGCATTTAATACTATGCCTGTAACTGAACCAGATACTCCAGGTGTATAAAAATTCCACGAAGTTTTAGCCGTATTTAAAATATAGGATGTGCCACCTACAATAATTAGATCGCCGGCATTATAATTTGATATATCGGAAGGTAATGAAGATAATGTTGGTACTCTTGCAATAACCGTATTACCCGTATATGCTGATATTGTACGCCATGCTGAAGTATCAAAAATATATAATCCGGCATTAGTTCCAGTTTTTCTAAATAAATCACCTACATTTGCTGATAATGTTGATGGTAATGTTGCGCCTGCACCTATGCCGCTACTACCGCTAGCACCGGATACATAGCTGGCTAATGTTTGCCAAGCTCCACTTATAAAAATATATGCAACACTACCTACTACTACAGTTCTGCCTGAATAATTTGCCGGATTGCCGACTGCCGGTAATGATACTAATACTTCAATACCTGTAAGAGATGTACCCGCAATTACACTTGATAAAGTTTTCCATGTGCCTGATAAGTACACATATGCTGCGGAATTGCCTGTCTCATAAAATAAAGTACCTTCGGGGGAAGAAATTGGTCTAATTGTACCAATAGTAAACGCAGTAGTTCCTCGGAATCTATCCCACCGCAAATCCGAACCAGCTAATCTACTTATGCTTGGATTTGCTGCCAACCCTGCGCCGTTTCCAATAGGATATCTTGAATATATCCATATATCTCCAGTATAGAAAACAATTCTACCTTCTTCGTTTCCTACTGTCGGTAATGCTGATACAACAGGAACTCCATTAATCGTAACTGTAGTATTGCCTGAGCCGGTATTTACTACTATATTAGCAGCACTTACCCCACCCGTAAAATTCGTTATTTGGGCAGTTACATAATCCTGTGTGGCTAAATTTTGATTATACCAGGTAATTGTTCCATCTTCGTTTATTAAAAGAGATTCTACCCCATTTAATGAAAAGCCAATTTGCCCTGCAGCTTTTCTAAACATACCCGTATCTTTATCCCCCGCCCACGTAAAACCTGGAGAAAGTTTTTGATCGCTTCCGTATGCAAAAATTTGTCCTCCCGAGTATAGAGAATTGAAATTTTCATTTACCTTAATGAAAGCATCACGTAGTATGTCGCCATCTCCTGCATTAGGAGTGGTACCTACATTTACATTTGAAAGGTTTTTGGATACTGGCATATTTTCAACTTAAATTTAAATGGGTTTTAATCTTTTCAAGTTCGGCTTTTAACATATTTATTTCCGTTTCCAACGCACGAACTCGTGTAGCTTGTTTTCTTTTTTCTCGATACTCTTGTACCATTCTTAAATTTGTATTTAAAATGGCACCATTCTCCGGATCTTTAACATAATCCGTATTATTCTCAATTGCTAAAAATTGTTTATTCATTTTATGCAATTAAAGATGTTGCAATTAATTTTCTTATCTTTGGCAAATATACTGGGTTAGCCGCATAGAAAACAACCTTTATTTGATACTGAAAAAAGTCATCATACGTAGGAGTTTGACCTTCTGTGTCTGATAAAGTTTTAGTGGGTGTATATTCAAATCCAGGTTCAAGTAATTTATAAATTTCTTGAGTAAATAGGGTATCGTCTGTACCGGCAAACGATTTAGTTTGTCCTAATGCTAAAGGAACCCGAGTCCATGGTCTTGATGCAATACCGGCGGTATACGACTTGTCGTTTCTAGATATAACTCTCGCAAAAACTTCAATATCAGACCCAACTTTTCTATTAACTTCCATTCTAACTTCTAATCCGGTTGAATCTAAATTTTCCGTTAATGTGACAACTTTACTAATATACCTAGCTAATGCGTCACCATTATTAGAATTTAACTCAGAGTCGGATATGTTTGTAGTATATGGAGTAATATTTGTTCTAAATACTTGCGATTTAATTAGTTGTTTATCTAATATTGGAGATACGTCTTGCGATTTCGTTGTTATTGAAATCTGCAGTTTAATATCACCCGCATCTTTTATACTTTGCCTTCCTGCAATATCTAACGCATCGCCCGCATTTATTACCTTTGCGTCATTTTGGTCTCGATTTACGCTATCGTTAGTTGTTACAATTTTATATTCTGCAAATGCAGTATCGCCTAATGCGATATCTGTAGATAATAAGCGAATTCTATTATAATCAATCTGTTTAATATCTGGGGAAATTAATTCAAATGTAGATGTTCCTGTTTCGAATTTTGCTTTTCTAAGATAAAAAGTTAAATCCTCATTATCATCACCTACCCAATTTCCAGTATTTTGTGCTTTAAATAATCTACCCGCAAACGGATTTTTTACAATTTTACCATCGCCTCGTTTTGCAGATAATATTGTATACTTTGATGATTTTGTTACTACACAAAATGCATATTCGCCAGGTTTTAAATATACTGGAAAATCAAAAGTAAAATTTGTTGCTTGATAATTTTGACCGGGCAATGGTACTGCCGGTATGTTTGTTGGTGCAACAAAAATGGAAGTACCTGAAAAATATTCGGTGGTCGAAGGTGTTCCTCCAGACATAGGACGTAATTCTACTCCTATCGGAAATTTATCATCTATTGCGGAAATAAACAATGCTATACCGGTCAATACAATTCCTAAAGGATACGCACTTTCATCTACAGAGAAAGTCTGCGATAACGGATCTAACCGAGTAGTTGTTATACTAGGATCGCCCGATGACCCAGAATTATCTGCTCTAAATTTTTCAGTTCTTCTTAATGATATAGTACCGCCCTGTTCAGTATCTACAAGGTTAAGCCCATGATTCATTAAAACTGTTTCGGACACATATTTACAATCCGCAACCCCGTTGGGGCTATCGCCAAATGTTATACGTATTTCACCTGCTAAAAATTTATATTGTCCTTCTGTACTAGGAATATAAAGATATCCTACTGCGGTACCTAACTGATCCGTTACAATTGGATCAGCGATTAATGCGCCTGTAGTAACTGGCCCGGTAAAATTTGTAACATTGACGCCATTTACATACGAATAAATTCTAATGTTAGGTGGCATCTCAGATACAGCAAAGGACATAAGTTCTGACCCAGCATATACCGGAACATCTTTTTTCAATGTTTTAGCTGTACTAATAGTACTTGTTGTCGCCATTTTTAAATTCCTATTAAAGAATAATTTATAGATTTGTAACCATTACTTTCAATTTTTACTGCATTAGGATATAGTTTTTCTACATCCTGCGCCATAAACCCTAAATACTTGCCGTGCCCTGCAATGCCTTTAAATTGTTTCTTATATTCAAATTCATATAACCTTAAACCATTCGGCAATTTTTTCTTAAATCTAATATTTTCCTTCATCCGCTCATCTGAAAATAGACTCTTAATACCTTTCCAAATCCATTGGCCGACTTTTACTGCTGCATATGCTAATGCCACTACTGCTACTACTTGAATAAATGGTCCTGCTGCGTATAGTGCAGATGTTATAGACGCCGCACTACTAGCAATTGCCGCAGTTGCTGTTCCTAATATAGGTATACCGGTGGTTGCTGCCGCAAGACTCGACGCACCTGCTGCCAATGAACCCCAAGTCGCTGTGACTAAACCTGAAGTAATCAAACCTATACCTGTAGAAACTCCGGTTAATGTTGCACTAAATGATTGATTAAAAATGCTTGCTAATGCGTCTGCAATTAATGTAGATCCCTGCGATACAGCACCCCATGCAGCTTGACCAAATACTGATTGACCTACCGCTGATACAATTCCTCCACTACCGGTTAATGAGGATGATCCGCTAGCTAACCCATAAATCCAATCAATTGCTCCTGTGGCTGCCCTATATGGCCAAGAAACCATTTTTAGAAACCCGTCTATTGTAGTAAATGTTTCAAGCACCGTATACCCTAACGTTCTTGCAGTTTCCCATACTACTGCAAGAGTAGATTCACTTAACCAGGATGCTCCTTTAAAATATTCATATAAGCCATATAATGCTGCGCCGGTTAATAACATATTAATTGCAAAACTATTGCTCTTAGAAATTTTAGCTCTACCTTTACCGTCATCTATTCCGCCAGGATTGACTGCGATAGTAGAGTTTGCTTCTAAATTAGAAACATAAATTTCTTCTACATATTTTTTCGTTATAATATCATTGAATAAGTAAATATCTGTATCTTGAACTAATAACATATCAATATTTGAAGAATCAAATCCTGGATAACATTCTCCTGCATCATTATCTAATACACAAGTAAAATATCCTGATGCTAAATCCGCAGTATTAAAGTCATCAAAATTTTCAACTAGAATACCAGATTTTAATAATTCTGTTTCTTGATCTGTATCTAAAATTATTGATTTTAAAATTGCAAGTTCTGCAGTTTGTAATTTAACCGTTCTATCTAAGTCAATTGCTAAATTTTCCAATTTAGCGATATCTCTCATAGTGAATCGTTTATTATCTTCGTATGTGATTTTAACATCAAACCCATTAATTGCATATGGAGGAATATCTAATGTTGCAATTGATAATTTTGTTAAATCTGAATTATCTGTACTTGCCTCAGGATTTACCGACTCTTTACCTACTTCGACATAAAACTTATCATAAGGTGAAGTAAAATTTTGACGAGTGTTCGTTACATAAATTCTATCTTTTCTTCCTATGTAATATGTTACATCTACTTCTGTAGTTACTGTTGAATTCGGAATAATTGCAGTATCAAAATTTTGATATTTAGAACCATCTACTCGTCTTGGTCTAAAATCTAAGCAATCTCTAAGATTATATGTTTTTGCATCTACTACAGATTTATATACAGGAATACTGCTATAAAAATTCGCAGGATATGATTCTACTGTAACGGGGCCTTCGCCTGCATGCGTAAAATAACTTATAACGGTTAAAACCTGTCCAGGTGGTACTGCTTCGATATCCCGATTAACGTATGTAATTGTACCATGATCGTAGAATTGATCTCGTTGCCCGTTATCTAAATTATAGTCTCTGGAATTTTCCTGTTGCATTAATATCCAGGTCTGCGAATCTGTTGGAGACACATTTGCAGACGGTGCAATAGCTTTGTAAACGGCAGATCCATATACTATAAGATCATCATATGTATATGACGTTGCAGAATTCCATTGACCCTGATACTTAAAAGATAATCCATCATAGAAAGGACTATTGTTATCTTTTTCTAAAAAGGTTTTGGAGCTTGTCCGAGTTCTAGCATAATCTATAGTACCAAATGGTGCAGCTAATGCAAAATCTTCTTTTATTGCATTAATATTGCTACCGGCAGCAATCCATCTATTATACCAATATGCTACACCCTCCGTATCGGGTTCTCTATATAGTCCGTAAAATGCGGTCGCCGGAGTACCAAAATTTCCTAATAATGCATTGGTTTCATATAATTGCGCTGCAATATACCTACCATCTACTTCAGGTATTCCAAATTCAGTTGCCCAATCTGCCCATGTGGTATCCGACACATTATCAATTTTATAAACACCATTAAACGATACAATATCTGATACACCTAATGAGAATGGGAGTTCTGCTAGAGATACATTTGTAATTACTGCATGATTTTCAACTAACGTCTTAGTTCTAGGAACTACATCATTATTTTCTATAACCATTGCAATATCGCAAAGCCCGGTAAAGGTAGGATCACCTAAATCAAAATTTACGGTAGTTGCATCTGATGAAATCGTTACGGTACCATTTTCAAAATTAAATACACCTAATGGAACATTTACGGTTGCACCCGTTTTAACTAATACTATGAAGTTTGCTCTTGCAGTGCTAGCAGGAATTACTCCGTCTCCCAATGCAAATGTTTCTGGATATGACACTGTTCTAGAATGTGTGCCTGAGGAGAATACTGCACTTGAAACAACTTTGGTATAATTTGTATTTAATCTATCTAAAGTTTTAATATAAGATTTACTAATTGGCGATATTAACGATGTAGTATCTTTATTACTATCAAAGAATATTGCTTCTCCGCTTTTGGTATTAATTCCGCTAGCGGCAATTTTTGCATAAAAGAATGGATTAGAATAGGTCGCAGATGTTCCATGCGATGTTAAATTATTCGCAACCCCTACTATACTTCGAATTTGTCTAGTATTTAATAATCCGTCATAGAATGGACTATTATTAATTCTTTCTAAGTATGTCTTTACACTTGTTCTAACTCTATCATAATCAATATCCCCGGATGGAATAGAAAATACAAAATTTTCTTTAATTTTAGAAATGTCTTTTCCTGCTGCAACCCATCCGGAATGCCAATACGCCAATCCTCCAGTATCCGGTTCTCTGTAAATACCATAGTACGGTGTACTTGCAGCACCAAAATTTCCTAATAGAGCATTCGTCGTATATAATTCCGAAGCTATATATTGTCCTTCTTCTACTGGTATATTATATTTAAAAGCCCATTCTGACCAAGATGCAGACGCTTCCTTAACTGGCGAATAATCATGAAAGAATAATTTTAATACGGTTCCTGTAACGGAATCAATATAACTATCATATTCTATATTTTTATAGGTTATCGTACCAACCAAAGTATCACTTGATGTAGGATTTTCTACATTGTGTAATTCTAAAAATAATGAGCTTGCAACTAAATCCGACGGAGAAATAATTTTTTTACTTAAACCATTTACTCTAAAATAATTTCCGTATGTAGTATTAACATTAAATCCTAATTTGGTTTCAGTCGCGCCTGGCTTAGGTACAAGAATTTCTGTACTATCGACTGTTTTAACTTGATACCCACCCACATATGCTTTACCTGGAGATATTTTAAATCTCATATCTACGTTTGCTTCTAACGTATTATCTGCAGATATTTGGAATTGGTCTACAACATAACTACCCGATTCGTCATATGTTCTTTCCGCCAATTTTTTATCTAATTCTGCATCATTAGAAAGCTCTACGTTATATTCAATTTTGCCTTTATTGAAAACTAATAATGGTATTAAATTTTTATCTTCTTCTGTAGTATTTGCTAAATCTAAAGACGCTAAATTTAAATCAATTTTTAATCTATCAGCACCAGATGCAAAGTAATTAGAACTTTCTAATGCAGGATCTAATAAGCTAGGATCATCGTCACTTGTAATAATTTGTTGATCCGATAAAAATGCAATTAACTTAGTCGGATATGCGGTTCTTTTATCCGGTACAATTTTTTGATTTACGCATGTTATAAAATACCCAGATTTATAAAATACTGCGGTATCTTGTGTAAAAATTGTAGTAGGGTTTGTTGCTTTATTCACAAACGAAATATTTTCACTACCAAAAGAAGTGCCAGGTGGCTCGCTTATTTCTAATGTCTGTGTACCTACTATAGATGTCACATATATTAATTTTGAAATCTTAGGATGAACTAAAAGATCACCTACTTCTATAATTGTACTAGGATTGTCTAATGTAACAAACGTAGAATATTGCGTAACGGTGCAAATCGCATTCTTTGTAATATCTGTTGCGGTCAATGCAGTATAATTGGGAGTATATTTGTTTAATGCATCGGTATAATCAAGATAAAAATCTAATTGTGTATCTTGATTAAACATACCCGCATTAGAAGTATTGTATCTCTTTAAAGACACAACTACACTTGGAGGATCACCTATATTAGGATCATCCGCTTCATAAACAAATTCCACTATACCTAATACTTCAGAATCTGCTGAGGTAACATATGTACCTAGCAAACTTTGTAGATTTATAGGTATACCGAGAGCATCTGTAGTTTTTAACTTAATTGTTCGAGAATTTTCATTTACCGATGGCTTCGGTCCTCTTACTTTTGCCCCATCTGAGAATAAGAAATTGCCTACTGCCTTTACTTGATTCTGCAGTATAGATTGCGTTTGAGTAAGTTCTCTTGCTTGAACGGCAAATCCGGGTTTAAATAGTATTTTAACATAATTTTTAGTTTCGTCAAAATCATCAAAATATGGGGAGACTGAAGTATTTACTGCCATGGTTTTTCCTTAAAATTCTAATACAAGATGTAAACTATCTGTTTGATCGGGTAACTTAGTAATTGGATATTTATTTTCAATATACAGAATTTCTCCAGTATCCGATATTACTTCTGCTAATAAAGTATTAGAAACGGTAGCGGTAGCGCCTGAGACCATTCCTACTATCTGTTCACCTATTGCAAAATTCTTAAAATTATATGTTAAATCATTCGACTGAATATGTTTTATATATCCATTGCCGGTTACAATATTTGCAGTTACTACATACGCATTTGCGCCAGATACAAGTCCTTCTATAAATTCATTATTTAAAAAAGTACCATTACTGTTTGTTAATGACAATCCATTTAACGAACTTAAAGTAGAGCTATATGCAATATTTCCTGTTATATCTTTTGGATTTCGTATAATGCCTAATTTTCTATATGAAAATCCTGCAGGAAAATCCCCATATCCTTCATTATAATTTGTGCGAACATTAATCATAATATAGTTAGAATTAAGTTCTGCGATTGGATCAGACCCATGTCCACCTAATGGACTCAATATTGCTTTTATATTTGCACTTCTACCGCTACTATTACTATCAGATAAAACCGCTTTCGCAAATCTATATCTTGTTCCAGTATTAATATAGTTAAAATCGTATATCACACCTAAACTTTGTCTAGCTGTAATATTAGCACCTGTGCCATCACCCGTAATAATAACATTTGCTCGTACAGAATAATCTATACCACCATTAAGGATTTTAATATTTTCAATTGCCCCATCTTTAGCAACCGCTGCTACATCTGGATTTGTTCTAACAGGCATCCAATTATCAGTTAAAAATTTGAGTCTATCAGATGTCGATACTGTGTACAAATACTTCCATTTATACCCATCCGAAGTACTAAAAATGTTTAAACTTTTTCCGGTAGGCTCAATTGTTGATTCTGCATCCTTTGCATTATCTATGCATTTATATACATCATAATCTCTATTAATTACGTAGTAATTTTTAAGATATAGATTTGCATCATCATGGGAATATTCGGCATAAACACTATTTCTTACCCAATTTATTCGTTTAACTACTGAGACTATATTTACCGGATTTATCTTTTTTAAGCTAATCATTTCGTCCCAGATATTAAAATAGGACGGCTGAGTATCTACAGGATCATTTGGTAACTCTGATTCAGTTGACCAAATACTAGGTTTAGCTAGAAACAAATACAAAGAATTATTAGAGTCAGAAAACTGAGCAATAAAATTT